CCCTTGAACCGCCGTTTAAGCCGGATATCATGATCGACGCCATCCATGCGGCGGAGAAGGCAGGGTTCAATGTCATCATCATAGATTCGCTCTCGCACTTTTGGAGCGACGAGGGCGGCATCCTTGACCAGGCGGACAAGATGCAGAATAGCGGCAAAAATAGGTTTACGCTCTGGGCCGATCTCACGCCGCAGCATCGCCGGTTAGTGAGCGCGCTCCTCAACAGCCCGAAACACATCATCGGCACGATGCGCTCCAAGCAGGAGTACGCGATTGAAACCGACGAGAAGGGCAGGGCAAGCGTAAAGAAGCTCGGCCTGGCGCCCGTCCAACGCGAAGGGATGGAATACGAGTTCACGATTTTCTTCGACATCTCGCAAGACCACTATGCGAAATCGACGAAAGACCGGACGGACATGTTCAAGAACGAGGTGCTAATCCTCGACGAGCAGGTTGGTAAGCGGATTCTCGACTGGCTCAACGAAGGCAAGGAGGACATCAACGCCATGAAGCGGGAAATCCTCGGCCAGTTCGAGCGGCTGGAGATCCCCGTGCCGAAGGAAAGCGCGAAGGACTTCATCCCCACCGCCGTCCTAAAGCTCACTGGCATTGAGTGGAAGCAGGAGAACCTTATGAGCATTATCGCCGCGCTCATCGACATCGAGGACAAGCAGAAGGCGTACAGCGTGGTGTTCGAGGGGCAGGAGCCAAAGGCCGCAAAGACGGGCGGTGCGATGGTGTAAAGCAAACTAATCACGGGGCGGGAATTAGTCGCCCGCCCCACTTACAACAAAATGAACTTCAATCAAGCAATCGTAATCGGTCGGGTAACCGCCAATCCGGAATTGCGGTCAACGCCGTCCGGCCAGTCGGTCGCGCAGCTTGGCGTCGCGACCAACCGGACATGGACGGATAAGAACGGGCAGAAGCAGGAGCAGGTTGAGTTTCACAACGTCGTCTTATGGGGGCGACAGGCAGAAACGGCCGTGCAGTTCCTCCAAAAGGGTTCGGGCGTCCTCATCTCCGGCCGCCTCCAAACGCGCTCGTGGCAGGACAAGAACGGGATAGAGCGCCGGACGACGGAGATCATCTGCGAACACCTGCAACTGGGGGCTAAGCCGCAGGGAAAGGTCGAGAGCGCAGCGAATCCGGAGCAGCCTAAGAACATCCACGTCCGTCCGGAAGATGCGGAAGATGTACCGGTCATCAACCTCGACGAGGAAATAAAACCCGAGGACATTCCATTCTAGTGAACCATGAAAACAAAGGTAAAGTATCTCATCATTGCCAGTGATGGCTGGCCGAACGCTCATATCCCTTATACCCCACTAACATGACCAAACCCCTCACATCGGCGTGCTGTGAAATTTGTTCGCACGGTTTGTGTCCTTATTGCCAAGATTGTCATAACCCTGACTGCGGGATGCTTTCTAAGCCACTTAAAGGATGTTTTGACCTACTTAAGGTTTGCGGAGCTTTGATTCACGTCGGCTTCGATGGAAATACCACCTGTGCGAACTCCAAACCCTGTCCATTTCATAATGAGGATGGGAGTTCGAAACGAGCCATCCCCACCGAATCAGCATCAAGGAAAGGGGAAGACTGGTGCGACATTTGTGCGGGGAGAGATATAGACGTTTCATTTGGTAAAGTAATACCCCTATGTTTAAAGCATTTCAAGAGTTATAAGCCCACTTCCTCCCCAACGACAGGAGATGCAGAAGAATTTGACTGGGAAAAAGCGATAGACCACACTTTCGCGGCATGGAAGATAACCAGCGAAGGGGCGAAGAACGACATTAAGGCGACCATCAGGATTGAGCGCGACATCCTCGCCCAAAAACGATACGAATCTGGGTGGGAATCAGCACTGGGTCGGGGATGGACGCTTACAAAGCATCTAGCCAATGCCCGCGAGGGCGCGTTGGATGAGGCGATTGCGGCGGTAGAGACAATATTCAAGGCGGCGGATAGGCGTGAAGATAGGGTTGAAGTTACTGATATCATAGCCGCCCTCAAAAAACTAAAAGAACCAAAGGCATGAAAACAGAATCTCCATTAGAAATTTTGATAATTGATACCAAGAAGCGCATTTTTGAAGTTCAGTTGGGCGAGAAAAAGTATATCGTGAATGCCGGAAAGTACGAGGCGGCGGTGAAAAAAGCCGCTAAAAAATACGAAGGGGGTATTGGTATTTTGATTCGAGTTCGAGAATTGTACTTCAACGAAAAGAAACATTGCCTCATGGGCAAAAATAGTTGGAGCTATGTTGATTCTGCTTATATGTTCAAGAGGCGATTGAAAGAACGATTAACACATCGAAATTAACCCCATGCCATCCCTTAAACACGAACCCATGAACCTAAAAACTGAAATCGAGGAGATAGAGAAGCGGTTTGATGAGAGCGGCTATCAGAAAATGTGCCGCGCGGGTTCAGATACGCCATTTGAAGGCGAATTGATGATTGATTACGAGTCGGCAAAAGCATTCTTCCGCGCCGAACTCCTCGCTCTGCTTTCCAAGTTCGCAGCGGAAATAAATGGAGATAAAGAGGGAGTCGTTGAATGGGAAAATGATTATCGAGATGGCTGGAATGCCCATCACCGTTCCGTAGCGGAGAAAGCCGAAGAAATAATTAGCTCCCTCTCAGGCCAGTCCCCTGAGGAAGAAACAAAGGCATGAAATACTTTTTAGTCTTTGTCGGTGCGGCACTCATCGCATTAGGGCAATATGGGCAGCATGTCCAATGGATGCCAATAATTGGTGGAATTGCGCTGGACTCCGCTGGCATATTATTTGGCATCGAGATTGGCGAAGCACGCACACATTCAAAGGAAATCGCGGGCGATTTTTCTTCGTTCCTAAAAGAATGCCCCGTTGAAGGATGTGGATGGTACTTCCAGACAGACGAGATGTTACAAGAACATATTAAGAACAACAAACATGGCGTCTAACCCTCCTAAAACAAAAGCAGTGAAGAAGGTGAAAGCGTGTCATTGCGGCAAAGATGGTCATGCTCTGAACAGCGTGAATTGTCCGGTGCACGGATGGCGCGCAGTGAAAGCGTGGGCATATCTCGATTCAGACGGCTCGATATATCATGCTGGCGTGGGCGATACATTAGATGTTTATAAGTTCCGCCGAGATGCGGAAGCGGCACAGTGGTCATGGGAGAAATGTAGGGTAGTCCCCGTTACCATCCTCATCCCTTCCCCAAAGAAAAAACAAGCAAAGAAATCATGATGCATATGTTAGCTCTACAACTTCAACTCACCATTCTTATAACAAAGGTGAATTTACTATGCGAGGAGATGGCTCCCATTGTCTCATACGACCCCAATGCCTTACCCTCTGTGGACTTTATGATTGACCAATATGGGATCGAGTCGAATTGCGTGAAAATAACTGATATCCGATTCAAGTAAAGAGATAATATGAACATGAAGTATCTTGGGCACATTATATTCGCTTTAATAGTCCTCATGATTGTTAGCGCATTCATTTTATCGGTAGGGAGCTTTCTATCCACTTGTCAGCCATCAAAGGTCGTAACGGGTGATAACGGGCTTACCATATCCGAGCGTCAGTTCGTGAATGATCTCTGTGGTGGCACAGATGCTCAGCTTATCTCCCCGCAACGGTCGCCAACCTATACCATCACAGGGAATGGTTATGACAACCGAGCGACTGCAATATATTGTATGTACCCTAACCAATGACTAATTTCCAAGCTATCTTTATCGGCGGGGCAATCCTAATGACGAGCGATGATCCCTTATGGGAAGTGATGGAATATGTATTAGTCGTTATAGTTTTAATAGGAATGATAGCTACGTTGCGATGAGTGCGAAGTATAACAAAACCAAAATGAACCACGAACTAGCCAAAAAACTTAAGGATGCGGGGTTTCCACAACCAGACAAATATAGTTCTGGTAAATCCGGTGTCGGTTATGACATTTCGGGAGATCTTAACCAATACGATAATTGCTGCGGAATGTGGGGAGGCGACTACACGCCGGATGCATACGTCCCCACCCTCTCCGAACTCATCGAAGCGTGCAATCCTACAGACAACTATTGCGTATTGTTGAATATCACAAAATCGTGGTCATCGGCGTCTATGGGAAGTAAGATAGGTTCAGGTTCAACCCCCGAGGAAGCCCTCGGCAAGCTCTGGCTCGCGCTTCAAGAAAAACAAAGCGCCCATTGTTCCGAATGTGGCAATCCCATCTCCCTCGGCTTTGCGGAGAGCGAAGGACACAAGGCCGACTGCTCGCAGGCAACATTGGGCGATCAGGATGGTATAGCGCAATCAAGCGAATGACGTATCTCCAACGGAGAACAGCAAAACAACATAGCCACCGCTACTTCGTCGATTTGAACACCGGGGACGCCGTTTGCTTGTGTGGGAAGGTTCGCGGCTCCAAGAAAGCCAAGCCGGGAAAGTATAACGCGATCAGATGCTTCTATAACGGTTACTGGTACGACTCCAAGTTCGAAGCGAAGTGCGCGATGGAATTGGACTGGCGCACGAAGGGCAAGGACATCAAGGGCTGGGAGCGCCAGTATCCCATTGAAATACGGAGTCAGGATGGAGCGCTAATCCGCCGGCACAAGGTTGATTTCAGGGTTCATCACAATGATGGAAGTTTTGAACTCGTGGAGGTCAAAGGTTTCGAGACGCCAGAATATAAACTATTGAAGAAGCTGATCGAGACGATGTGGCTGCCAGATCATCTCGATCATGTGTACACGGTTTATAAATAGCGGATCTAAGATTTGCTACACCGTTCCCAATACCATTTTGATGGTTCGATAGGTAAATCATTTGTGTCGATGGCGGTCAGTCTAGGACAGAGTCTATTTTCCCGCCTCAGCCGATCGACCACATTCCTGGTATCTGCCGTCGCCCAGTGAAATTGTTTGTCTACAGCATGGATCGGAGCTGTGTTCGCGTCGATTGCAGGACCAAATGCGACCAAAATATCTATAAGTTCTTCCTCACGTATCCTCTTTCCTTCAGGGGAGAGTCTCTCAAATTCTTCATACGTCATGGGTAACCTCGGGTGAATTGATAATTTCGACCAAAATCATACCATGAAATCAATACCATCCATGCCCAAGGTTCGCGAGATGACCAATGCGGCGTCCCTATCGAGATCCGCGTTCGAGTTGTGAATAACGTTCAGTTGACGGATTAGGAAAAAGCCGCATAATTAACCTGAACCCTAATGAAGCAAACGTAAAACGTGAACGAGCTTCGCCACTGCCGGATGTGCGGCGTAACTATCCTGCCCGCCAGCCTGTCAAAGCATCGGCGGTGTGAAGGTTGCACGATGCTTCTCGAACGGGAGCTCAACGAAAAAACCCTGTGCTGGTGCGGCAAGTACCACAACGCCCCGAGCGAGCAGGACCCGCACTACTGCCGGCTCTGCATGGGCGAGGACGTGCCGATGGGTACGCCGCAGGGGCAGCCGGCACGGGTCGCCGAGGAACAACCCGAAGAAAATTATTACGATGACGATGACTGAAAAACGTCTTAATGCAATCAAGCTCAAGCTGGCAGCCATATGCCTCTCAACACTTACTATTGCGTTCGTTGTGGTCGTTGCCGTCGCCCTATACCAGTTACTCGCAAGATATTAACCAAGGTCGAAAACCAAAAACAATATCATTCGATGATTCGAGTTTTTGCCAAGTGGTATGGCAAGTGGAAGTACGTGCTCGCTAAGGAAACCGAAGGCGCCATGCACGAGTGGAGCGCGAAGGTGGCGGAGAAAAATGCAAGCATGACTCGCGACCTGATCGCCCACCTCACGAAAGACGCGGACGCGATGGAAGCCCGCATCAATCAAGTGGTGGAGATGGAGGAGAAGGGCTACTGGGAGTGCGAGAACGGGCATGAGAGTGCGGCGCAGTTTAATGAAGGCGCGAGAGTTGATCCGTTGACGGACAAGTGTGATTGCGGCGCGCAAGCGAAGTTTATCAAGCGCGAAACCATGTCCGGGCAGGAGAAGTACGACTCCGACAAAGATCGGAAGGAAGCGGAGAAGATGCTTGAGGCCAGGCGCGCGGAGATCGCCAGCCAGGAGAAGGAACTGGAGAACCAAGTGGCGACGGTCAAGTACTTCCGCGGCCAGTCGGAGAGCAGCCGGAAGCTTGCGGAGAATTTGCGGAAAGTGTAATCACGAACCGGCGGCGCATAGGTCGGGCGTCGCCATAAACTAATTAAACAAATCCATGCCAGAAAACGAAAACGCAGTGGCACCGGAGGAAACCAAAGCCGACGAAACGGCGGCGGGAACTTCGGAAGCTGAATCGACGGAAGAAGTGAAGGAGGAATCCACCGAAGAAACCTCGACCGACACCGAGAAATCGGAAGGCGAGGAAGCCGATAAGGAAGAGAGCGCAGAGTAGTTCATCTCAAAACCGGGAACGCGTTACCGCAAGGGCGCGGGAGGAACAAATAGATGGAAACCGCTCCGGACGGCATTTTTCACCGAACAGGTGACGGACTCCCTCCGCAACCGCCCCATCCGTCGGGCAAGGGGGCTTCCCGGCCTATTCTTCGGTGATGAAATCTATTATCTCACCCAACATATTCATTCGGCCTTCGAGTATCGCGCCGGGAATTCCGTTGGTCCACGCTTCGTCGTCGCACTTGGCGGCTTTCGCCTCAATCGCAGTAATCAGTTCGTTACGGAGGTACTCTCGAATATCTTCTTGTGATTTCATAGGCCATAACAAGTTTTGCATATTATGATCGAACGCTACACCATCAAATTCGGCCCGGCCGTGAGCCAGAAGGAGCTGCAAGAGAAGCTCGCGGCATTACAACACTATGATCCGAAGGAGCTCGACGGTCTCCATAAGATGAAGGCGCGCATCGAGGTCATCTGTGATTTCGGCGATTTGAGGGCCATTAAAGAGTTCTTAGAGCAACACCACGTGAAGCAGGAAACCTCGACAAAAGAGCCGGAATAACGCAAAATTAACCGTAATGCGCAAGAGCTTCGAAACAGAACATCAGTTGAAGATGGCTATACGTGACTGCCTCGCCCGGAACCCTTTAACGTCCGTGCTCCGCTTGCAAGCAGATTTGCAATCGCGCGGCTTCAAGACAGCCAATGGCAATCCCCTCGACTGGCGATACGTTTCAAAAATGGTGCACAAGGTATCGCGCGAGGGTGCAATCGGGATGGACCAGCAGAAGATACAGGAGCGCCTATTGGTGACGAAAGAGCGTTATCGCTTGGTTGTTGAGAAGCTGTGGCACATCATTGACTATAAGTGGGAGTATCTCGAACAGGAAGGATTATACCCGCCGAAGACGGACGAGATGATCAAGGCTATGAATACGCTCTTGAAGCTTGATCTTGCCATCCTCAAAGCGGAGATGGACGCCGGCATCTTCGAGCGAAAGTTGGGGACGGTGGACGTGAACATGAAGCGCGCGACGCCATTGGAGCCAGAGCAGCTGGCGCTCGTAAGCGAGGCATTCGCACGGTGGGGTTTAGACCTTTCGGCACTCCCTCAAAGGCCGAAACAAGTCAAAGCCCTCAATGCCGGGAACCCCGAATGAATGGGCGGCGTCAATATTCGGCGACCCAGAGATTAGACGGGAGCTCCGCAAAACCTTAAAAGGCTTCGGGCTTCTTTATTTTCCCCACCATCTTTATCTTCCGCCAGGCGAATTCCATGAGGAAATGGTCGGCGCGCTTGGCGATGACTCTGTTGAGTTCCTTGAAATCATCGGGTTCCGCGGCTGTTCGAAAAGTACGTGGGGTTCGCTGATCCTTCCTATCTTTCTTGCGCTCGAAAAAGGCAACGAGTATCCCTTCATCCTACCCATCGCCGATACAGGGTTACAGGCAGGCATCAACATCGCCAACATCAAGAACGAACTTGAAAATAACCAGCTGCTTCTGCAGGACTATGGAAAGTTCGAGATCAGAGGTGTCGACAGCCATACGCCCGAGCCGTCTTTCGAGAGCGACGAGGAATGGCAGGCTCGCAATCTCTTGCTCTCAAATGGCGTCCGTATCCTCGCGCGTTCGCGCGGACAGAAGATACGCGGATTGAAGCACCGACAGTTCCGCCCAACGGCAGCCATCATTGACGACCCCGAGGACATCGAGTGGGTACGGACAAAAGAGAACCGCGACAAGACTGAGCAATGGCTCAATTCCGAGGTGATCCCCGGTCTCGATAAGCGCAAACGGAAGCTGGTGATCCTTATCAACATGCTCCATATGGACGCGCTCGCGGCCCGGGTGCGGTCGAAGGAGACGTTCAAGGTCTTGGAATACGCGCTGGTCAACGACCGCGACGAATGGCAAAGCTGCATTTGGAAAGCGCAATACAAGAACCAAGCTGCGCTGGATGCCGAGCGGAAGCGCGTCGGCGCAATCTCGTGGGAGCGGGAATATAAGCTCAAGGTTATCGCGGAGGAAGGTGCCCTCATCACGCCTGATGACATCCACTACTACGACGAAATCCCCCCGAAGATCGAATCAACCAACGACAAGGGTGAGAAAGTCAGGATAGCGGTGCTCGCTTCGCTCAAAGGCCATGGCGTAGACCTTGCCATCTCCGAAAAGGAGAGCGCCGACTATACCGCCATCGTCTCCGGCGACGTGTACTACGTGGACGATGCACCGAAGATCTACGTGCGGGCGAACCCGTACAACGAGCATGTAAACTTCCATGAGACGATGAAGCACGTCCGCGGCATACCGGGAGAACGCGGTGGTGCGAACATCTTTTTCGTGGAAGACATCGGATATCAACGCGCTGCCTTGCAAGAAATGGAACGGGCTATGCTGCCCGTCGTTGCCATGCGACCGACGACGGATAAGCGGAGCCGTTTGCAAGTCGTGGCCCCGTACATCAAGAATGGGACAGTGCTTTTCCCGCGCGCGGGATGCGAACAGCTTTTAGGGCAACTGTTTAACCTCGGCGTGGAGTCGCACGATGACTTATGCGACGCTCTGGTGTGGCTCATTCAAGGACTGGTAGAGCAGGGGCTGGAACTGCCGAAGATACATTGGATTGAGGGGTAAAATACAAACGTAGAATCAGAAGAAAATGCCACAAGAAGAACATCGAGAACTCTCACCTAAAGAGATCATGGATATGGATAGGAGAGAGGCTGAAGACGCGATTTGGCCACCGGTTATTGTGCTGACTATAACGATGGCAGTTTTTGTAGGTCTATTCCTGAGATTGTGGACTCGAAAGCCAACCAAGCAGAATCCAGATAATCCAGGGTGTTTCTTTTGGTATGTAATGGCTTTGATAATCTGTTTCTTTCCGGCGATCATAATCGTCGCGATATATAACTGGACTCATCATTAACGTTTTGCACAGGTTGCCATCCTCCGCGCAAACTCTATACTTAACAGCAAATGGACTCCCCGCTCCAAACCCTTGAAGTCCGTCGTGTGCCCTTTTCCGCCGACATCGAAAAGCCGGGGGATTATTGCTTTATCGAAAAGAGGGAGCCGGTTCGCACGTTCGAGCCGGTAGCGACAGAGCCGCCGCAGGGATTCTTCCGTAAGCTCATGTCGGCTTTCTTCGGCAAGAAGCAAGGGTACAAGGAAATACTGGAGATCCGCTGGCCGGAGTACGACGCCATCATCCTGAACTGCCCGCATTGCAGTCAGCCGATAGCGACCACCAAAGAGCACCGTATCGTGAGCATCGAGCCGCTTACCATCGAGAAGCCGCTTGCGTGCGTCTACTCCCGCGGCGCCTTGAAGACCGACTTGCCCACCGTAGCATTCCAAATCAAGGACGGAATAATCATGCCCGCGTAAATGCCCTCGCCTTCCCTCAACGCCAACAACAAGCCGAGCTGGAGAGCGCGCCTGACGCGCGGATTTTCCGCCGTCATCCATCCCGAGCTCTACGAACAGGAGCAGGGCGGAATCCGGATGACGCGCTATGGCGTTGTGAGAACCGTTAAGACGAAGGACGGCCGCAGCCAGTTCGGCGAGTTCTCGGGCGGCTCCGGCAACCAGTTTGTCATCGAGCGGCCGGGCGGAGGCAATTCTATCGACCAGGAACGCCTCCTCGGTAACAACAAAGGGTTCGTCTATGCGGCCGTTAACGCTAAAGCCCGCGAGGTGATGGCGATCGACTGGCGGCTGTTCAAAGTCGATGGTGATGACCACGAGGAACAGGAAGACCATGACCTGCTCAGCCTGCTTGATGCGCCGAACGACAACATGAGCGGCCTTGAGCTCAAATACCTGACATCCGCCCTGCTTGACCTTCAAGGAAACACCTACTGGTATCTCGAAGGCGTGAACGGGCCGCTAGACAAGCCGAAAGCGATCCATCTCATGCCAGCCGCAAAAGTACATCCGGTCATCGACCGGCGCTCATGGCCGCACCAGCTCATGGGCTATCGCATGAAGCTGCTTACCTACGAGACGGTGTTCAAGCCCTATGAGGTTTTGCATTTCCGGCTTCCGAACGTCGCCAACTTCTTTGAGGGTTACAGCCCGACCGAAGCCGGTGCCGAGTTCATCGACAACGACCACTACGCGCAGGAGTTTAACAGATTATTTTTTATAAATGGCGCACGCCCGGCGGGGTTCCTCGAAACAGAAATGATTGCGGAAACCCAGATGGAATCCCTCAAGATTGGCTTTGCCGACGTCCATCAGGGCGTCGCCAACATGAACCGCATCGGCATACTGCCGAAAGGGGTCAAGTGGTCTCCTACCGGCTCAAGCCCGAAGGATATGGACTTCAAGAACCTTTCGGAGGACGGCAAGGAGCGCACGCTCGCCATGTTCGGCGTTTCGCGCACGATCCTCGGCACAGCGGAATCGGACACGAACAGGGCCACGGCTGAAACCGCGGACTACGTATTCAGCAAGCGTGTTGTCAAGCCGCACATGATCTTGATTTGCGGCACGATCAATGACGGCCTTGTCCCCCGTTACGGCGATGACCTCTACACGAGCTTCATCGACCCGGTGCCGGAAGACAAAGCCGCGCGCAATGAGGAAATGAAGACTGTCGTCGGCGGCCAGCCGGTGCTTACCGTGAATGAAGCCCGCGACGAATTCATGGGATTGGGGCCGGTCGAAGGCGGCGACACGCTTATGGCGCCAACCACAATGGCGCCCGTTGGCTCACCGCAGGGCGAGGGCGATGTTACCCCCAAACCCGAAGGCGGCGACCCTAATTCAAAAGCCGTCCGCAAGGACATCAAGCCGAACCATACGAAGGCCGCGAACGGGCTTCGTGTCGCATTCCGGCCGGCACGGACGAAGCTCCAGAAACTCGCCAAAAAGCGGGCCGAGATGCGGGACGAGCTTACGGCGAAGATCAGGGCCGCGCTCAAAGCCAAGCTCGACCAGCCCAGCAAGAAGTTCATCTCCACGAAAGAGCAGGATGAAACGCGATGGAAGGAATGGAGCGAGTATGTCCAAGCGGCCGAGAAGGACATCGCGGATACTGTCCGCAAGATCAATGGCGAGCAGAAGGCGCAAGTGCTGGAGAATCTTCCGGGAGCCGTCACGAAGGGCATCAATCCCGCCGACCTTTTCAACATCGACAAATGGATTTCGATTACCGTTGACGCACTTACCCCGACGATGGAAACGCTTTTCGGAGAACAGGCGAAGCACGCCGCCGCCGAAGTCGGCGCGACGTTCGACTTCACCGATACGACCCGCGCGGCAGTAAAGCGGTCCGTGCAGATGATGTCCGAGAGCTACCAACAGACGACGCTTGCAACGCTCGAAAGCCACATCAACGACGGCGTTCAGGCAGGGGAATCGTTGGCAGATATCACGAAGCGCGTGGAGCAGATCTACGAGTGGAGCGACGAGAAGCGCGCGGCGGTGGTCGCAAAGACAGAATCATTCCGCACGGCAAACGACGCATTGAAGACCGCATGGCAGCAGTCGGGCGTCGTGAAGACAGTCCGGTGGTATACGGCAGAGAACGCCAAAGTGTGTGCGTACTGCCAAGAAATGGATGGAAAGGTTATTCCGATCGACGATAACTTTTTCAACAACGGCGACTCGTTGACAGTTGGTGAAGGCGACAGTGCGCAGACCATGTCACTGGATTATGGGGACGTCGAAAATCCTCCAATTCATCCAAATTGTATGTGCATGATCCGTCCTGAAGATATCGAAATATAAACACTTCAATGCAAACTATCACTCGAATACCGTATGCATGGCGAGGTCGAATCACAACGCTGAAGCGCGTTCATGTAGTGTGTGCCTACTGTGGCGCTAATTTGCTGCGCAGCACGACACGAGCAAAACGAAAGTGTTTTTGCAGCATGCGCGAGGCACTCCTGTACCGATATGAACATAACCTCGTAGACCGTTCGGAGATTGTGAGAGCTGCACACGCAACTCTGGAAGCACAAGAATGGCGTCGTGGGATTTCAAATTCAAGGATTGCGGGCGACAACAACCCAGCCAAGCGCGAGGAGTCGCGCGCCAAGATTAGCGCCGCCAAGCTCGAAAGTAATTGGATGCGCGGCAGGTTCGGAAAACTTCACCATCTATATCAAGGTGGCAAGATTTGGTGGCGTGGTAAAGATTGGAATCAGACAAAGCTTCGTGTCCGGCAGCGCGACGGTTTTATGTGCGTCCAATGTGACATGACTGAATGGCAGCATAGTGAACAGTTCGGGCAACCTCTTCAGGTTGATCACATCGTTTTGTATCGCATCTCCCACGATAACTCCATGCACAATCTTCAAACTCTCTGCTGCACTTGCCACGGGAAAAAGAAGCGCGACGAAACCATTGTCGTCGAACAATGCCGCGAATTGTTAGCCGCATAACATGGCATTAGACGCTGTACAAAATTTCATCAAGGTTACCGTGAGCACCGGCTACGACCAAGCCGCGACATCTATCGTGCTTTCTTCTGGCGGTTCATCGCTTCCCGCTACGCCTTTCAACATGACCTGGTGGAACAGCACCGACTACTCCGACCCGTCCGACGATCCGAATTCCGAGATCGTCCGCGTAACGAACGTGTCCGGTAATACGCTCACAATCACCCGCGCGGCGGAAGGTCCGCGCTCGGCATCCACGAAGAATACCGCCGGCAAGGTGTACCAGATGATTCTTGGCATTACGGCGAAGATGATCACGGACATCGGCAACAACCTCCAGAAACCGACGCGGCTGGTCACGGTGAATGGCACGATCGACGGTTCGAATGTGACCTTTACGCTTAACGGCGCGATAACTCCGTTCGATGCCAACTCCATGCATCTCCGTCTGGCGCGACAGGAGCAGGAGCAGGGTATTGACTATACGCTGTCAGGCACTACGATTACTTATATAACTCCACCACCGGCGTCCTTGTCTGGACAGCCGCACGTTGCACAATACCAATGAAAACATTTCGCACCATAGCCATCGCCTTCGGTATCGCCATCGTCGCCCAGATTTGCGGCGTTTCGTTCGCAGCCCCGTTCCCGACCGGCGTCGGCGGCACGGGCACGAGCATCACTCCGGCGTCAGGCACTCTACCGATCGGCAATGGCGCGGGAAGCTATACGCCAGCACAGCTCACACCTGGCACGAATATGACCATCGTGAATGGTTCCGGCACGATAACACTGAACGCTGCTGGTGGCGCCGTCACCATCTCGCCCGTGACCGGGGCTTCGACAACATTTTCCATCATTGGCGACGGCACATTCGTCAAGGTGACGAACCCTAGCGGCAACACTATCGAGGTCCAGCCGGCGACAACCTCAATCGGCATCTGGGCGAACAACGGTCTCTATCTCATTGCGGCCAACAACTTGAGCGACGTCACCAATACATCTACCGCGCGGGCCAATCTTGGTTTGGGTTCAGCGGCGCTACAGAACGCCGGGTTTTTCCTCGTCGCAGGCAACAACCTCTCCGACCTTACGAGCACCTCGTCTGCACGCTCTAACATCGGCTATTCCGGAGTCGCAAACCAGATAACCATCTCGGGAACGGGAGCGATAGGATTTGCAACAACCTCGATTTCCCAGTTTGTGAACGACAGGGGATTTCTTACGTCGGCCATTCAGACACTTCAAGGCCTTGCCACATCGAGCATCACCATCGTCACTTCGACGCAATCGCAATTGTTCAACGTCACGGTTCAGAACGGCAACCAGATAAAGCTCACGATACCGCCGGCGTCAGATTACCTTGCATCAAGCACGGTGTTTGTTTCCTCAGTGAACGGGTCGAGCGGAGCCGTGACAATCTCATCCTCATCGCTAGGCGTGATCTGGCCATCGGTGAACGGCAATACGTCAGCTGGATACTTCATCGTGCCAGGCGCCGGCCTCACCTCTACTATTTCTGGCGCGACCACGACGCTCATCCTCAATCTTTCGTCTGGATGTGCCGGCAACCAGTTCGTTTCGACCATATCCCCCACCGGCACCATTTCGTGTGCCACGCCATCAGGGGGCGCATCGTCAACGAACATCTATGGAACGAATGGCGTTTCCGTCATCCAAGTTGGCGTCAATGCCACGGCATCGCTTGACACGACCTATGCCGCCTCATGGAGTGCGTTAGAAAAATTCTTGCAAGGCCTTAACGCCTCGGGAACTGTGAATGTAACCGGTACGGTGAATGTCATTGCGAACAGCACGTCAGCGGCGGCACTATTCATAAATCAACTGGCAACCACCGCAGCGCTTGGTTCATCCACGCTTATCCTTGAAGGGCAAGCAAGCGGCACCGATGCGTTTGTCATGCGCCAGAACCGAGGCGCAGGTGGATATACGGATTTTCGTATTATCGGCGTAGGAACCGCATTCCCTATCCTTACGCTTGTTGCCCCCAATGGCACTGACTATGCCGATTTGACTTACGATGGCAATAACACCGAATTGGACGTGAGCACGGGTTCACTTCAGCTTCGACCACTCGGCACGACGGGAAATGTCAATGTATGGAGTACGACCCATAATGAAAAGTTGCGCATTGGAAGCCAGAACTTTACACAATCGCTCGACATTTCCCACGACGGGAGCAACGGGCATATTTCAGTAACCACAGGAACTATCAACTTTGATAGCACCGTTACGATTCCGGCCCTTACGTCGCAGTTGCTCCGCGCTGATGGTAACCACAACATTACGTTTGCGGGAGTCGGAGGTTGTATCACGTTCGACGGAACGACGATCAGTTCAACCTGTACGGGAACTGTAACCACGTCTTCGGCGGGCGTAGCGAATACGTTGCCACTCTGGACTTCGGGTTCGGCTCTTGGTAATTCCCAGCTTGGACAGGCGGCGGGAGGCATTACGGACAACGGGAGCCAAATTATCGACGGTGGCGGGAATTGGACGGGCAACGTCGTGCAAACTAACTCCGCAAACGTGGTGCAGGCGGCCAGCTTGGTATGGGGTGGCGTCGCAGGGAACGTAAGCATCTTCAATACGACGACGACGGTTTCCACCTCAACATTCTGCGGGGCGAATTATGCTGTAGCCCAAAATACGACATCGGGCATTACTATCACGTTCCCTAATCTGTCGGGCATCCTGCAAGCCCCATGCGCGGGTACGTTCCCCGCCCAATCGTTCACGATGTTCGAGAACATCTCTACGAATACCGTGCAGTTTGTGGCAGGAGCTTCGGAAACGATCAAATATGCCATAGGGACGTCTCCCATCATGCAACCGGGGCAGATATGGACGCAGGACGGCGGCTATTCAACCTCGACCGACGGGCAGAATCATTTCACATTCCGTTTCAGCAACTTCCAGACCTCAACGCCATTCACAGTTTCGGGTAATACGATCACCGCAAATAGCGTGTTGAATTCTAACGTGGGAATCCTGAACACCGGTAATGTAACAACGACAAATGCGACCATATCAAGCACGCTCCAAATCACGAATGTCAACCCATCAGGAACGGTCGCCTATCCTATTTCGGTTGACGGCAATGCCTTCCTTAACATCGGCCCCGTGACGGGCAACAGCCCCGCAAGCGGAGCTACGACCACGCAGGAATACAATATCATCGAACAGAATTGTCCGATCAATGCTTCGACGTCGGGTCAGGGAGAATGCACGTTTTCCCAGTCGCTTACGGCATCGGACACGAGCCGTGTGTTTACCGATTGGACGACGGAGAATTATCCCGGATTCCAAGGGACAGGTATCTTTGAAACCGCAACAGGAGATTCAAGTACCGCTCAATCATTCCTCTACCCGATCGATTTTGAAATGTCGAACTATCCCGGAGCGCATGGAGTTATCTCGCATCATCTCATTGGTCAGGCGGCTCCCGTAAATGCGACGGGAACGTGGCAAGGTGCGACGTGGACCTTTACTGGTCCGACGACAATCAACGGAAACACTCAGGTCGTTGGTAATCTGACCGACAACAATGGAAATAAATATTCCACCTCAACGAGTGGTGGCAGCGGTTCTTCCACCGTCCTCCATTCCGGCGCAGGATGGAATGTAACGGCGCTCTCAGGCGGCAACCAAACAGGAACGGTAGACCAAACCTATCCTTTCGTTTGGACATCAACTTCAACGTTCAATTCCGCGGTGAACGTCCTCGGTTCATCCTCGCTCATGCTGAATAGCGTTCCCGCTATCGCGTCCAAAAATATCATTGATGCCGCGCAGTACGGATGCGCCGAGAACTCCAATATTCAAACGGGTGGCGGCACGGATGATACGGTGTGCCTCCAGAATGCCATTAACAAACTGTCTTCCCTTGGCGGCGGCACACTCCTCATGGACGGTGTATCCCTCATCTCCAACGTGAACGAGACACTCTCGACGTCCACGGGCTACGGGCAGAGCACCGCGCTCGTCATACCGTCGAACGTCTATATTGTCGGTGCGAATGAGAACACATCAGGTTTCTATATGGCGTCATCCACGAATGAAATCATGATCGGCAACAACATCAACTATGCCTCAACGACCACGTCCAACTTTGGCCTTATGAATTTGAGTTTGAACGGGAACAGCAGTCACCAGACGCTCTATAACGGCAATGCGTACGAGAAGAACGCGACGTCAACGGGATGGTGGGTGTTCGGCATGTGGTTCGGTGGATATACAAACTTGCTCATCAATAACGTCAACATGATTGACCCCTCGAACTTCGGCCTAGTCGTGAGCAATGCGACGGGTACGGTGATCAATAACTTCACGCAGACGATTGACGGCAACGCAGGCGGCCAGAATAATGACGGCATCCACTTCTGGTCAAACCTCAATAATATCGTCGTTAACAATTTCCAAGACCACGCGGGTACGGATGATGCGCTTGCCTTCAACACCTGCGAAGATGCTGGCTTGTACGCGGGGCCACGGCGCGGGACAAGCACCCTTTCCTTCGCAACGACGACCGATGTGGTCGTGAACGGAGTATTCCTCGATAACACAAAGTCGGACGTGCGGCTGTATGGCGACAACACGTTCGGCGGATGCGGCACGGGAGGCGCGGGTACGGGCAAAGGCTATCTCAATAATATCTTCCTCAATGACATCTACGGCAACAACACGACGTATGCCATGCCAGGCGGTGGTACGAACATTGGAAACATCACGATCAATGGATGGTATGTGACGGGCGCGAATACCATCAATATCGCGGGCACGTTTACCGACCTCAGTAACATCGCGGCTGGAACTCCCGTCGTAAATAGCGGGTCGATTTTCGCAGGTGATTATTACTCGCCTGTCATGATTGACGGGGTGATAACGGCGAATACGACTGATGCACTCACGCAGAATGTTGGCGGTGGTTTGAACATGGGCGGTGTCTATGACAACTTAGGCGACGGCACGACATTCGCCAGTGTAAAAGGTGTGGATGAGACAGGATTGAATAACGATACATCGGGTGCGCTCCAGTTCAGAACCGAAGCACATGGGAGCTTTAGCACGCGGGAAGTGGGGCGGTTCGGCAGTGATGGAAACTTCATGGTGGGCACGACGACCGAAACGGGGAACGTGTCGGTAAGCGGCACGATCTACAGCTCTGCCATAGCGCCTAACTCATTCGTGGCGACGAACGCGAGTGGCGTCTTGGTTGCGACGGGTACGCCCGCCGGCGGCGGTTCAGGCAGCATCTCGACCACGACGCCCGTCACGACGAACTACTACCCATTCTGGGGTTCTTCAAACGGCCTTACGGGCACGTCGAGCGTGCTTGCGGTCGGCGGTACGACATCCACGGCGATCATCGGCAATCTCTCGGTTGGCACGACGACCACCTCGACGGCGCAACTCTATATCTGGGGTTCAAAGAACCAGACATCAACTTTTATGATAGGCGCGACGTCCACCGCCACCTCATCGTATCGCACCGGCTGTATTGAGATGACTCCTTCGGTAGCGACTGGGTCAACCATCATCTACTGGGATTTCACATCAGGAGGCAATATCCAAACTTCGACAACTGGCTGCCCATAATGAGATGAAGAAGTTCCTTATTTACACTTCAGGGTTGTTACTCGCGATAAGTGTATTCTTATTGCCACATGCCGCTCACGCTTCGACCTACACCTATTACCGCGCGATCACGGTGACCAGCACGGCTACGGTGGCGTCCGGCACGAACACCAACTTCCCGATGCTTGTATCTTCGACGCTCGCTTCATGGGAAGCATCGTCCACGGGCGGATCGGCTAGAATCCAAAATCTCTGCACCGCGCCGAACGGCAGTCAGGAGCCATGCGATCTTGTCTTTGCCACCTCTATCGCCAACTGTGGAGTATCCAATTTGAACTTTGAAACTGAAAAATATACCTCAAGCACAGGTGCGTTAGTTGATTGGGTGCAAGTTCCTTCACTTTTGGCTGGGACGGTCATTTATGCCTGTTATGATGCTGCGTCGGTCACTACCGACCAAAGCCATCCAAGCTCAACGTGGGATACAAACTATAAAGGCGTCTACCACTTATCAGATAACGCGGCGAACACCACAGTCCTTGATTCAACATCGAACACAGATAATCTAACCTCACAGCGGAACACTTCAAATACAGCATCAACGGCAAAAATTGCGGGCGGCCAGTCATGGAATGGCAGCAGTGATTATGCACAATCAGCATCAACCGCGAACTTCGCCACACAAGGAAGCCTCACCATTCAATTATGGATTAATGCCAACAGCTTGACGGGGGTTGCCAACAATCTCTTTGAACGTGGCGACGACAATGGCGCAATTGTGCCGCACGCATGGGGCATTCAGGCATTGACCAATGGTTCAAGCATCGGGTTTTACGTCGCTACCTCTAATGGTTCGACCGCAAATGCGTTCTTCATTACGTCAGCTACGACCCTAACCACGGGAACATGGCATCAAATTTCAATGATCTTTGATTCTGCGGCTAACAAGTTACACCTATACATTGACGGCACGGAAGACGCCAACTCTCCTGTCAGCACCGACGGCCAACCTATTCGCGTAACGGGCGCGACTGAATTTTATACCCTTGGTGATAACTACTCTTCGAACGGCCGTTTCTTTAACGGATTGGAAGATGAGTTTAGAATTTCCCATGTTATCCGTTCATCGTCATGGATTCTCAGTGAATACAATAACCAGAGCAGTCCTTCCACGTTTTACTCTATCGGAGCTGAAAGTGTTCCGACGAACGTCCTTAACACACTCTTCCAGCTCATCGGCTCGTGGATACTAAAAGGCACGGCAATCATACAATAACAACAAGACATGTACGGCTTCTCAGGCTACGGAACCAATAGCTACGCATCCAGACGGCAAGAAGCGCCTGTATCTGTCCGCGCCGTCCTCGCTATCATCGGCACGCGGACTGTCATCTTGTTCACGAACTTTCTAAGGACCGTCGTCGCGCTCACCAACCAAAACAGGAACACACCAATCGCATGATCATCCAGCCATACACCATCGTCCAAGGGAATTATGACGTTCAGCTCGATTTCGTTGTCGTGGATGGGCAGGGGAACGCCGTCAACCTCACGGGCGCGACGCTCGTGTTGCGGGTTCAGAGCGCTAACGACCCGACACAGACCGACCTCACGCTTGGCGGCTCGATGGTCATCGACAGCCCGACGGCCGGGACGTGTCATTATCTCGTGGCGCAGGGCGATTTCCCAAACCCCGGCACCTTTCTGGCGCAGATCGACATAGAGCCGTCCGCAGGGGGCGTTATCTCCGTGCCCGGCATAACCATCCTCGTCGTCCCTGGCCTCCCTAAATCGAATAACTGAAAGTTATGCACAAGCTGAAAGGTCGACAAAATGTATAGTTAAAGAAAAAATAACATGAATAAAACACTTATCGGTTTCGTGGCGGTAGTGGGGGTGTTGGGGTTGGCGATTGGTTTCGGTGTCGGGTGGTCGGCTAAGCCGGCGGCTCAAACCGGCGGCGACTTTCCAGGCGGCCAAGCCCCGAGCCAACTTCTCAGCGCCAGTGTGTCTGGCGGCGCGGGCAGTGGTTATGTGACGCCCGTCGGCAACCTGGCGATGCTCCCAACCGGGGCGATCGGCGCGGGCGGCCAGGCGGCCAACAACGCGGTGACGGAGATTTATACGGCGGTCGCAACCTATCCTTGGACGCCGTCTTCGACCTCGGCGATCACCCTTGGTCCGATCCAATCAACGACATCGACGGCCGTCACCCAGCTTGCGTTCACGTCAGCCGGTTTCGTGGTCGGCGACGCTTGCGAGGTTTTCTATAACGGCGCATCGACGACTGCCACGCAAGGCTTTGGTGCCGATGCGTTTGTTACCGCCGTGAGCGGAAATGCGGTCACGAGCACGGTTACCTTCTGGAATGGCGCAACTTCGACGATCCCTTTGAACGTGACGAGCACGGCGTCAGGAGTGACGAGCACGCTTAAAGTTACGTGTTTCCATGCGGGCGTATAGTAAATAGTAAAATTGTAACTTCCCTACCAGGGAATGAATGAAGCCCTCAAACAATTCAGCGAACAACTTGCCCTAGACCTTAAGGGCAAGTTTTCGTCCGAGAAGACGGCGGAGTTCATCAAGAACGTCAAAGCGTCCGGCGACGACCGGACATTTGAAGTCGTCATGTCCACGTCCGACGAGGATCGGCAAGGCGATGCGCTTGACCAGTCCAAATGGGACCTCAAGTATTTCGAGATGAACCCCGTCGTGTTGTGGGCTCACGACTATTCGAGCTTCCCCATCGGCGTTGTGGAGGATATCCGCATCGAAGGCGACCAAGCGATCGCCACGGGTAAGTTCGCGCCGGTGGGCGTGAATCCCGAGGCGGACATGGCGTGCGCGCTTTACCAGGAGAAGATCCTCAAGACCGTTTCCCCCGGCTACATCCAGAACGACGACGGCACGCGAGAACTGCTCGAAATGAGCTTTTGCCCAGTTCCCGCAGGCCGTTATGCGCTCTCGCTCCGGCAGGTCGGGCGGTTGGGCGTCTCGACGCGTGACCTTGTCACCAAAGGGTTCTTCTACGAAGAAAAGAAGGAAAAGTCGCCCCACGGGGGCGAGGCCTGTGAGCTTGAGGATGGCACGCCGGGAACGCTCGCAGAAGACCCGAAAGACCCCGGAAGGCTAGTGTGTGTGCCGTCGGAGCAGAAAGAAATAAAAACTAACGAACCCATGAACGAACTAGAAAAAAAACTTAAAGCGGAACATGAACGGCATGGCGAGGCCATCGGCAAGGCCATCGACGAGTTCGAGGAAAAAGCATTGCCGGATGAGGAAAAGAAGGAAGAATCCCGTGAAGGCGCGGACAATTCAGAAACCGACAAGGCCATCGACGAGTTCGAGGAGAAGATGGACGGCGAACACGAAACGCACCTTGAAAAGTGCATGAAGGCCATCGACGATACCTACGAGACCATGGGCCGGAAGCCAAACGAGGAAAAATCGATCGACGAGTTCAAGTCCGAAATCAAAGCGGAGCACCTGGAGCACGTGAAGAAGTGCGACAAGGCAATTGACGAGTTTAAGGGCGAGTTCCCGCATGATGGCGCGGTGGATGAAAAGCGAAAAGCCATCGACGAGTTCACGAAAACGATAGATGGCGAACTCGACCGCCACGAAAAGGCGCACAAGGAATTGTGCGAGAAAGAAGCGGAGCAAATGGGAGAGGGCGAGGAGGACGGCAAAAAGAAAGGCCTCGTCGAGGAAACGTTCATGCAGGGTGCCGAAGAGCGCGAGAAGCAGGAGCGCATGAGCTATGTCATGACGGTCATGTATGCGTTCTGCAATGCCTACTACGAATCCCCTGTCGAGAGCTTTTTCGAACTTGTTACGGAAGCCGTCGGGCTCATTGAGCAATATGCCGAAGATGAGAAGGATGGCGAGCCAGACGAGAAGAAGTATGCCGGCCGCGTCGCGGAGTTCGTGAAGAAGGGCAAGACGAAAGCCGGCCGCGCGATTTCGGCAAAAACAAAAGAGAAAATCAAGGCCATCATCAAGATGATTGAGGACGGCCATACGGAGCACTGGAAGGCAGTTGACGATGTAACCGCAGCCCTGAAAGCCATCATGGCTTCAGGCGACGGAGGGGAGGAACCGAAGCCGGACGAGAAGTCCGGTGCGGCCCCGAAAATCAAGGTCGAGCACCTCGGGAGCAATTCTGATTTGGAGGTTTACCTCTTTAACCAGCGGCTCGCGAGGCAGGTCAAAACTGCCGCCGAAGGGGTGCTCCGCCAGATCAATCCCAAGATCAAGGAACTCACTTCGCACGGCAGATAGACCTATCCCACAACTGAATCAATGGATAAAGAAAAAATCTTGGAGACGGTAGCGACTACCGTCAAAGAGACCTTCAACGAAGTGATGGAGAAATCCCTCACGACAATGGAGGAGATCTCGAAAAAGACAACCCGCCAGGTTGTCGAAACCATGCTCGTGGAGCGCGCCGTCAAAGGCAGCGACATCACGGGTTTGACCGACGAGATGAAAAAGGACTTCGCGTCCCAAGTCATCGAAGCGTTCAAGGGGCACGAGAACAAGGCGATCCGCGTCACGATGAAGGCGAACGAGCCGCTCATCGAGGAGCAGGATAACCGCGGCGGCTATTTGGTCCAGCCGGAAGTGGCTGCGGCGATCCTTCGCATCGCGGCTTCGGTCGGCACGATCATGCGCAAGTCGCAGAAGTGGCCGATGAAGACCGACGAATTGGGCATCCCCAATTACACCGGCTCCTTCCTTACCGGCGCTTATCTCGGCGTGGACATCGTCGGCCCGATCACGGGCTTGACCTTCGGCCAGGCCGTCCTCATCGCCCGCAAGTGGCAGCTCGCGTTCACTGTCGGCAACGACCTTTTGGCCGATGCCTCGGTGAGCCTCGGCGACTGGCTGATGGCGATGGCAGGCGAGGCGCTGGCGAACATGATCGACCAGCAGGGCTTCATCGGCGGCACGGCCGGCAACCCCGGCCCGTTCCAGGGCATCTTGCAGGTCACCGGGACGAACACGTACACGTTGGCCTCCGGCGGGACGAGCTATAACAAGTTCGACCCTGTCGTGGACGCTTCGAATGTCGTAGCCCAGATGGAGGAATCGATCCTCGACGGCTGCGAATGGTACATGCACCGCACGGTCTGGGCGGCGATCGCCCAGAAGGAGGCTTCAACCTCCGGCATCCCGTTCCTGTTCTTCGGGGCGTTCGCGGCGAACCAGTCGGGCCTTGAAAAAGACCCGCTTGGCGGCCCGATCAAGCCGGCAGGACACATGATGGGCTTCCCCGTCATCACGAACCGCTGGTTGCCTTCGTACACGGTCGGCACGACCAATACGAGCACCGCGTTCATGATCTTCGGCAACCTGAAGGCCATGGCGTTCGGTGACAAGGGCGACATCCGCGTCGGCAACTTCCAGTCCGGCACCTGGGGCGGCAAGGAACTTTCCTTGTCAGACCAGAGCGGTATCGTCTACAAGCACCGCCACGCGCTCGTGGTTGTTCTTCCGAAGGCGTTCTGCGTCGTCTCAACGTCAGCATCCTAGTAGTTTCCATCTCGCTCTGGCTTGCGCTATTTCCTAAGCGCAGGCCGGGGCGGATCAATAAACCGCCCGTCGGATGCAGTATCTAGGCATTGCAGTGCAGTATCTAGGCATTTCATCCGTCCCTTCCGATTAAAGTCGAGGGAAGGCAGGGGCCAAATATCAATTACATGCGCGGAAGTCTTTATGATAATGATTTGCTCGTCGGAGGCGTAAGCGTCGCCCCGCAGTCGTTCACCGGCTCAACGGCCGTCAACGGCTCCTCGGTCAACACGACGGGCTTTACCGATGCTGTGATCCACGCCTACGGCGCGGCGGCGTCCGGCACGCCGACGGCTGGCAGCTTGGTCGTCACGCTTCAAGAGAGCGCGACCGGCACGAGCGGGTGGACAAACGCACTCGATAACACGAGCACCGTGATCGGGTTCACGCTCACCTGCACGTCAGCGTTAGCGGAGAACGTCGCCCGCATCGAAGGCCTCAACCTTAATCGGAAGCAGTACCTTCGGGCGGTCATCACACCTGCATTCACTGGCGGCTCATCCCCGGCGATCCTCGGCTTTGCCGAAATCGTCTTGGGTGGACCGGCACAGCAATTGCCGGTTACGAGCACGGTTTCGAATACATAGTTATTCGAACCTTCGCACGCATGGCTCTTCCGGTGAGGTAAGAGCCATGAAGCGAGGATTTGAAAAGTCCTCTCCCATCAATGCCAACCAAACAGGAACAAGTGGCAAGCTACGCGCTCACAACCCTCGCGCGCGTTAAGGATAGATTGCAAATTTCCCAGAACGATTCTGATGCGGTTTTGACGCGTGTGATTAACGCAGCCACGGACTTCATCGAGCGGCAGTGCGGCAAGACAGGCATGGAATCCTACCCAAACGACGGGCACTTCATCCAGAAAAAATACGTGAACGAGGTGTATAGCATCAACGGCACGAAACAGATCTATTTGCCGCTGCGGAATGCCCCCGTGTTGTATCTCATCGTGACTGGCGACCTGACCGCCAATTCCGCCGTGGTTGCGAATGTCACCCCGATCACGGGCATCGCCGCCGGCATGCCGCTCTATGCGGCGCAAGGCCTCTTTCCGGCGAATACCACTGTCTTGTCTGTCAGCGGCACATCCGTAACGATGAGCGCGCCGGCAAGCGTTACCCAGACCGGCGCCACATTCGAAATCAGCGGCCTCATCAAGTTCGAATGGCGCGCGGGCACGCCCGATGCCCCGAGCTGGACCAGCTTCTTCCCGCCGCAGTATGAGCTTGAGCAGCAAGGCAGGGCAGGGATTGTCCGCGTGTACGGCCCGATGCCGCGCATCTATTCCAACATGGTTCGCGCGACGTATGTCGCTGGATTCGCCGTGGACTGGGAAAACGCTGGCAACGGTTCCACGCACCAGCTCCCGGCCGACCTTTCAAATGTTTGCGAGAACGTGGTCGTCCGTATCTTCAAGCGTGCGCCGTTGCCAGGGAAGGCGAGCGAGGCGATAGCCGGTGCGACTACATCTTGGAGAGATGCGCTCGATTCTTTCGACATCCAAACCATCAACCAATACAAACGGGTTCCGATGGTTTTCTAAACTCACATGGCAGACACCCAATTTCGCGTCACGATCCCCAATCTTCCAAAACTACAGCAGGCGCTCGCCTCCTATCCTGCCATCGCGACGCCTATTATCCAAAACGCCATCGTAGCGGCTCAGGCGATCTTGGCGAAGTTTACGACCGCGGCAACGGTTCCGATCCGCACGGGGTATCTTGTCCAAAATTGGGCGTTCGAAATCGGCAATCTCATGGCGCGATGGTATCCGAAGGCGGCGTACGCGCCGTTCGTCGAGTTCGGCACGGCACCGCACATCATCAAGGCTGTGAACGCCCGTGTGCTTGCCAATAAACAGACCGGCGAAGTGTTCGGCCCAATCGTCCATCATCCGGGCACTAAGAGCAATCCGTTCATGGAACGTATCGTTGCCGCCGCCCAACCCGACATCGACACGCTCTTTGTTTCCGCTTTGGATAAAGTAACGGCGCAAATCGCCTCGCAAGCCAATGGCTAAGACACCCGCCCAGTTGCAACAGGATGCCATCCTCACGGACTTGCAGACGCTTGTGACCTCTGGCGTCCTGAACTCGGCCTTCGCAGACGATTACCAGAAAGGCAACCCGTTCGACCGCACGTGGCCCGGCTTCCCGTCCGTCGTCGTCGCCGCGCCGCGCCTCTCACAAAACGACTTCGAGGACCAAGCCACGAATAACCACGAATATACGTGGACGCTCATGTGCGTCACCACGCCGGAAAATCTCCCCAAGAATGACCCCGCCTATTTATCGGGACTTGTTGATAATGTCGTTGCGCTTTTCGATATGGATGTTACGCTTCAAGGGACGGCCAATGCGGGGCTCTATCCAACGCTTTTGGAAGACCCCGGCATCATCAACCCGCCCGGATCGACGAGCACGTACGTAGTGTTTTTCATCCAGTTCAAGGCAAAGGTCATTGTTCCCGCGGGCGTCCAGTAAAACAAACTTAATTTCAACAACATAAATGGACATCGAAAACAAAACGAATAAAGCGATGAGTGCAGACGACGCATCGAACAAAGCCGCAGACTCCCCGACGAGCCTCAAAGCAGTTTCAACCCTTATCAACGAATATTTCTTCCCCGGCGGCGGCGTTTGGAAGCCGATGAGCATTCAGGCTCCGAACCGCGAACAGGCCGAAGAGATCTACAAAGTGAAACGCGAGCCGGTAACGCCGGCGGAAGGCGGAAAGGTCGGAGACAGTAAAGAAACCAATAACGAATAACCATGGCAGCAAAAGGAATCGGGAGACTATTCGCCTTCGGGGTAGCCGTCGAAGACACCCGTGGAAGCGCCGAATCAACGGCAGAGTACTGGATTCCGTTTGATGAGTTGAGTTTCGATGAGAAGTACGATAATGCAATATCCGACCAGGCCGTTGGCGTTATCGAAAACGCCATCAACGAATACCGCGTGAAAAATTACGCGGACGGCACGTTCAAGGTGCCGATGATGGACCGGAGTACCGGTGAGCTATTTTACAGCCTATTCGGGGGCTATGCGGTTGGAACGCACTCCGGAGAATCAGTGGTTTACGACCACACCTTCACGGTCGGCGAATCGGCACAGCACCAGTCACTCACGTTCTTCATCCATGACCCGCTCTCGGGCACGGATTACTCGCACGCGAACGGCGTCATCCACAAGTTGGAGATCGACGCGGAACTGAAAAAGTTTGTGACGCTTTCCCTTTCGGCACGCGCGCAGAAAGGCGTGTCACAGTCGAGTTTCACTCCGTCAATCCTGTCCGAGAACCGCTTCATCCCACAGTACATGACCTTCAAGTACGCGACGGCGGTTGCGGGCTTGGGTGCGGCAAGCGCCATCGCGCTCAAATCGGTCAAGCTCACCGTTGATGAAAGCATTGAGGACCAAGAGGTGCTTGGCAACATTGCCCCGGCGGATTTCCTCAACAAAGAATTCAAAGTCGAGGGCCAGCTTGAATGCATCTACCAAAACCTTACCGACTTCAAGACCGTCGCCCTTGCGACGCCGAACGTCGGCCAGGCGATGCTGATCGACTTGAAGAACACGGACGTTACGCTCGGCAGTTCGACCAATCCGGAACTGAAGATCACGCTCAACCAAGTGTTCTTCAGCGAGTACTCACGTCCGATCAAAGTGAAGGACTTGGTATATCAGACAGTGAAGTTCCGCGGCACTTATAAGCTCGCGGATAGCGCAATGATAACGGCGATCTTGACCAATACAGTCGCAACATACGCATCGTAGTGGAAGTAAAGGGGCGGCATGTCGGCCGCCCCTCGCAACATAAATCCTCACCATGTCAGATCGCGAAACAAAAGAAATCACGACCCCGCAGGGCCGAAGAGCGGTTGTTTACACGTACCTCACGGGTCGTGAAGTTGACGCCATCCTTGGCGACCTTTTCAAGGACCAACAGTCCGGCGAGAATCCCAGTATCCCGATGACGCTCGGTATCCAGCGCAACAACAAGCTCATCGAGGCCGCGGTGGTGTCCTTCGACGGCATCACGGAAAATATCTTCGAGCGGCTCCAAGACCTACCGGCATCCGAAAAGGCTTTCATCCTGAAACAGGTTCAGGAACTCGCCAGCGGAAATTTTTAGAAGGCGAAGAACTTAATTGGCACACGTTCTTCGCCTTCGGGCGCGCCGACCTCCATCCGGTACAGAAAGCGGCCATCATCTGCCGCGAGTACGGCTGGACGTGGGATGAATACCAGTCACAGCCGACCTGGTTTATCAAAACAATCCTTTCCATGCTCCATGAGGAAGCCGAGGAGATGAAGCGGCGGAACAAGTAGCAACTCTTGCCAAAAAAGGCATTTCGGGGCATTGTTAAAGCAGGTCGAAAAGGTCGAAAACCAAGTATGTTCTCACAATGCTCAAGAAATATAAAATTGCCTGCCCCAACTGCCACGCGTTTAAGCTGTGGTCATGGAGTCCGGCAGGCCTCGCTGCCTCGCTTCTCTTTGGCAGCATCATAACGGCCGCTATCCCGATTATCGGCTGGCTACTTCTCATTCCGATTGCGCTTGCCGATATTCTTCTCTTGCCAGTAGCCGTCGTCCTCTACCTGATACCGAAGATGCGCGTCGTCATGGTGCGGTGCCGCCAGTGCGACTGGCTCGGTGAGCCGCAATCACTAACGGCTCTCACACCGCAACAGGCCTAATAAGCGAAACCAATCACCCACACTTTTCATGGCAACTTCGCAGTCGATCCTGGAGATCCTCATTCAGGCGGTCGATCAGTCCGCAGCTGGGCTTCAGACCGCCCAGCAGAACTTGAAAGACATGAGCGAAGCGGCGGTTACCGCCGGAACCGAACTTGCTATTGCTGGTGCGGCAATCACGGGCGCTTATGTCGGGATCGTTGATTCGGCGGCCAACGTCCAGGAATCGCAGGACAACCTGAAACAGGCGGTCACAGACGCCATGAAGAGCGCCAGCAACGAGACCGGCTCATACTCCACGCAGGTAAAGTTTCTCCAGGACAAAATCGACAGTTATAAGGCATCAATCGCGAGCGCGACGGCTACCCTCGACACGCATACTGGCAGCACCGTCAAAGTCGCTGCTGCGCATGAAGCCGCGGCGGCGAAGATTGCCACCGATCAGGTTAATATTGCCAAATATCAGGCGCAGCTCGATATTCTTACGAACTCGCAAAAGCTAAACGGCGAATCTGGCGATGCCCTCGTTGCCACCCTCGAATCGCAAGCCAACGCTAATGTCGCGCTTGGCTTCTCAGTCGCAGATAGTACGAGAAGCCTTTCCCAAGCATTCACCGCAACGAAAAGCGTGAGCGATGCCATGCAGGTGAACCAGGCCGCAATGGACTTGGCACGAGCCAAGAATATCGATCTTGCCACAGCGACCAACCAGGTCATCCTCGCCATGAACGGGCAGGGCCGCGCGCTCGCGACCTACGGCATCCAGATCAAGGACGGCCTTTCTGGTATGTCGGCCCTTGAAGCGGTGCAAGGAGCCGTGAACGGTCAGGCGCAGGCATATGCCGGAACGCTTACCGGATCGCTTGCGGTCGCCATGTCTAGTTTCAACAAACTCCTCGCCGACATGGGCGGTACGCAGTTACCGATGCTCACCAACCTTTTGGAGATTTTCGTGAAAATCATTGATGCTGTCGATGCCTGGACAACCGCCCACCCAAAACTGACGGAGGCCATCCTTGCGTTCGTTGGTGTGCTCGGCGTTACGCTGACCATTCTTGGCACCCTGCTCATCATTGCGGGAACCGTCGGCCTTGCGCTCACAGCTGGCTTGAGCGCTGCTTTCATCGGTGTCGCTGCGGCTGTCGCGGTTGGAGCCGCCGCGCTTGCGGCTGTTGCCGTCGCCATCGCCGCAAATTGGACATACATCAAAGATAACCTGGCCGCAACGTTAGAAATCATGGAGGCAGCGCTTACCGCTGCGTGGACTTGGATAAAGAATATTTTTCATACTTCAATGGCATTCATCCAAGACGAGTGGAACGCCGTTTGGACCGACATGAGCAATTTTCTCCAGAACATCTGGAACACGATACAAAATATCGTGAAGACAGGCGTGAACGATGTGATCTCGGCGATCAACGGATTCATCAATGCTCTCGACGCGCTCCATATTTCACTGCCCTCTATCGCCATCCCCGGCACGAAGCTCGCAACGCCAGCCGTGAATCTCGGCTTCAGTATTCCTGATATCCCCATGCTTGCTGCCGGGGGATTCGTCACGCAGCCGACCTTGGCCCTTATCGGCGAAGCCGGGCCGGAAGCAGTCGTCCCGCTATCTGGGCTCGGCGGTGGTGCGGGCGCCGGCACGCAGATCGTTGTGAATATCAACGGGGGCATTTTCCCGGCCGACCAGTCGGCCATCAGGCAGATCGGTGACATGATTGCGAAGCAGATTAACGCTTCTCTCCGAGTAAGAAATTACGCCGTATAAACATGCCCGCGAATCCCGTCTACATTCTGGATGGCTCAACCGATATCAGTAGCTCAGTTGACTGGAAGTCAATCGACATGACGAGCGTTTTGACAAAGGAGACCTCCACGTTGCGTTTTACTGTCCGCCACGGTATCGGCCAGACCTATCCCATCATTACAGTGCCGGTAATCGGCGACGCCATCAAACTATACGATTTGAGCGGTTTGATCTTCGGCGGGACTGTGACTGAAGTCGAAACCACGATTGAGGGTTTGCGAATGGTGTCGCAGATCATTTGCACAGATTATGGGTATTTATTCGACGGCGTGCTCGTTAAGAAAAACTACGCGATGATGGACCCGGCCGACATCGTGGCCGACATCGTTACTAATTTTGCCAGCGGTAAGGGCTTCACCACCAACCACGTCCAACGCGGCAATTTCCTCGTGCCTTCGATTAAGTTCAATTACCAGCAAGGCACAAAATGCCTCCAGTCGCTCGCAAAGCTGATTGGCTGGGACTGGTATATCGATCCCAACAAGGATATCCATTTCTTTCTCGGAGATGTAGAGAACGCTGTTGGCGAGGGCGGCGTCGCGCCAGTCACGGTGGATGCCACGAGCGGCAAGATTGAATGGAACTCGCTCGACGTCGATTTGAGCTTGCAGAACATGCAGAACAGCGTGTACGTGATCGGCGGGAACTATATCAAAACCTTCACTGCTGGCAACACTCCCGATACGTTCAAGACCGACGGTATTGCACAGTTTTTTACGACCTCCTATCCATACACTTCGAACACCATCACCGTCACGCTGAATGGCGTCGCGCAAAGCGTCGGCATCGCGAACCAGACGAGCCCCGGAAGCGTGCAGGTGCTTTATAACGACGCACAGCGGTGGATTGAGTTCACCGGTGGCGCGCCAACCGCGGGACAGACGGTGAAAGTCTATGGCAACGCTAAAGTCCCCATCGTCGCCCATGCCTCGAACGCGTCGAGCATCGCCACTTATGGCGAATACCAGACGGTTATCGTGGACATCAAGATTGTGAGCGTCCCTGAAGCCCAGCAGCGTGCGCAGGCCGCCATCCTCCAGTTCGGGCATCCCGTGTACGACATCAAGTTCAAGACGCTCATTGCGGGATGCGCCATCGGACAGGCCATCACTGTGAACCTTCCCGCTTTCGGGATCTCAAATAAGCAGCTTGTCATTAAGCGGGTTGAGGCGACCGGCTTCGTGCCGGGCGCGAACGGCCAGCTCGAATACCAAGTCGAGTGCATCGGGTCGGATAATGTGACCTTCACCGACCTCATGACGACGCTGTTGCAGCAGGAGGCCAACCAGACGCAGGTGGACGATTCCACGGTGAACGAGAACCTTGAAGTGGTGGCGGAGGGCATCACGATCACGGATGTGCTTACGCCGACCACAAGTTCCCGCCCGTACCATTGGGGCAACGTGTCGAGCCAGATAAAGTGGGCATTTTTCGTGTGGGAGTAATGCACATGGCGTTTTTCCGGTGATTCTTTATAGTTAGTGAAAAGACCCATGCAAGAACTCAAAGAACAAGCAGGGATCGTGGGAACAGTTATCATACGCTCCCACCCGGCGGGTACCATCGACCGCTACAACGAACTTAGGGCGTCCGGCAGGATTGACGATGCGCAGCGGCTCATCAAAGCCGGCAAGGTTGAGGTTGAGCAGAAGAATCTCGTTGTCTATTCCCTCAATTACGGCTATGACATCATCGTTCAGTTCCTCCTGAGTGCCTATACCGGCTCGTTTGCATTTCCGTTGGGGATAGCGTGGGGCGAGATCGGCACTGGCAGTACGACGCCCACGAATATCGATATCGCGCTCACCACGCCCACGAACCGGACGAGCGTTAGTTATGGCGCCGACATCGGATTCAATGAAGCGCAGCTCCAGTTCTTTTTCCCGGATGCCGTTTTGGCAAACGGAACGTACTACGAGTTCGGGACATTCATTGGCGGAACGTCCTCAATCGGCAGCGGTAACATGTTCAACCACGCGCTATTTTCATCCCCGTATAGCAAGAGCGCGGGTTCAGATTCGACAATCGAAGTTGACTTCCTTCTAACTTAATGTTCTAACATGATTACTCCCTGCACCATTTGTAATAAGCGACATTATAACAACGGAAACTCAATCGCAGTAATTAGGTGTGTCGTCTGTGATAAACCTCGGTGCATTACTAAACAATTTCTTGGTTTACTCAAGACCTGTGGAAGCAAAGATTGTATGAAGATTCGGCGCAGTCGAATGTCGGCGCATCGCACCGAAGAATCGATTGCGCGACAATCGGCTTACGCCAAAGCTCATAACTTTGGCATTTGGATGACGGGGCGCACAAACCATCATTCCAAAGAAGCTAAGCATATGTTTTCGGAACGTTGGAAAGGCGCAGGCAATCCTCGCTGGAAAGGTGGCGTTACTCGAAGTGAAAGCCATTCGAAGTGGATGAAGGCAAACCCTCAGCGCGTGAATCATTATAGCCGAATTCGGAAGGCATGGAGACGTGGAGCTGAGGGTTCTTACACCCTCGGCGAATGGTTAGCACTCAAACGTGGCTACCTGTTTACATGCCCATCATGCGTCAAAAGTGAGCCAGAGATAAAACTTACGGTAGATCACATCGTTCCAATCAAAAAAGGCGGTTCTACGGACATCACCAATATTCAACCTCTTTGCGGACACTGCAACGGGAGCAAACGTGTCCAAATCAAGAAATTTGATACAGCACCAATAGTCGCCAAATTTAAAGCCATTATTGCCGCATGAAATCTTTCAAACTGGTAAGCGGGGCGTTGGGACAGCCGGGTCAATACAATACCCTCGTTGACGATGCCAAAGGCGCATCGGCACTCTTGGCGCATCAGCAGCTCGGAGCGTTCGCCCTCGGCACGAACCCGAGCAACGCCCAGACACTCACCTTCACGGTAAACGGGACGGGTATCGTTCTCACGGGCAAGACCGGATCGATCGCCAATCCGGGGGAATTCAAGATCGTAGGAACGGCCGCCCTCACCCTTGCGAACGTGATGAACCTATTGCAGAATCCGTGGCTCACGAATGCGAACCAAATTGCGCTCACTTTGGCGAACCAACAACTGCTCGCCTACATCGGTGTATCCCTTTCGGGAACCACCATCACGGTCTATTCCCTCAATACGACGATCAGCGCCTCGCTTACGTCATTCAGCGGCTCGACGACCTTCACGAGCGGCTCCTACACGGCGCAGACCATGGAGCTCTACGTTGAGCCGGGAACCTATTACATCAACGGCACGCAAGTCAAATTCGCCGGCGGTAGCACACCCCTCGTGACGGCTCCGGTATCTAACCCGCGCATCGACCTTCTCACGATCGACAATACCGGAACTCTCGCATGGACTACCGGCTCAGAAAATGTCTCCCCGGTGCCGCCGACTTACCCGACCTACACCAAGGTTCCCATCTGCGAACTATATAACGTCGTCGGAGAAACGGCTCTCTATGATTTTGCAAATCAGCAATCAGGGCAGGGATACATACAGGCCGATGTGCGGTCGTTTCCCGACGTGATCACAGATTTCACGAACATTTCGCAGGACTTCATCCCGGATGCCGACAACACCCGCAACCTCGGAAGCAACGCGAAACAGTTCAATACCATCTATTCGCACAACATCCTGTCGGGAGGCCAACCGGTCGCCTTCACTAAGTTTGGCGGCACGGGAGCCGACGGCGCCCTCTCAATCACGAGCGGCACGACGACCATCAACCTCGGAGGCGCATCTTATTACGTCAAGAATTATAGCTCGATATCGATCACAGGTACTGGGCAATTGACATTCAGCAATCCATCTGCAAATGGTTGCGTTGTCGTATTGAAATCGACCGGCAATGTCACGATTACTTCATCGGCAACCCCGGCAATTCTTGGCGACAGCCTTGGTGCTTCGGCGGGAAATCATGGGGTTTCCCTTTCTGGCAAAGGACCGCGTTCTCCTTATTCCTTCGCTTCTAACTTTGGACAGCCAGGACCTTCTATTGAGACGACATATACGAATATCGTCGGAGAAGGGGTCTATCTTTCAGCTGGGCCTTTTTCGGCGCAATCGGTTTTTGCTGGAGCTGGCGCAGGGGGAGGCTCCATCAATGCAGGGACGAACGGTGCAGGAGGGCTTGGGCTTTATATTGAATGCGAAGGCGCATTGAATTTTACGCAAACAATAACTTGCAAAGGGCAGAACGGTGGAAATGGAAGTGGGTCAACTTCATGGACAACAGCCGCAAGTACATCTGGTGGTGGATCAAATACGGATGGTGGAGTCGGAACGTCGGAGGTGGCAAATACTGGCGCGACTACTACGTTCGGCGGTTCTGGTGGAGGAGGCGGTTGCGTGGTTATCCTCTACAACTCTCTTACGGCTAATTCAGGGACAATAACCGTAACGGGAGGAACCGGGGGAACTGGAACTCGACAGGGTGGACAGTCGGGAGGAACCGGATTCTCTTATGTCGGGTTGAATACTGAATTCACATAACCATGAATGTAGACTTTCAATCCATCGCCACATACGGAACCTTCCTCTTTATGGGCGTTGCCGCAATCGCGCTTTGGTATAACGGACGTAGCCAGAAAAAATCAGACGGTTTGGAAGATGCGACGAAAACGATACAACTTCTAAACCAGCGGATCGATGCCCAAGATGTCCGCATCGCCGAGCTCCAGCAAGCTCTTGGCGAAGAACACGATAAGCGGGTAAGGCTCGAAGAGCAGATCCGCCTCAAGGACCAGACCATCAAGGAATACCTCGACATCCTCCAGAACCGCGATCCCGCGCTCGCGGAATACATCAAGAACTCCTCCAAGGCTCTCGAATCGCTCGTCGCAGGCGTAAGCGAACTCCTGAAGTCCGAGCGTAGCATCACGGTTACAACAAAGACTGCGTAACCTCACTCCCCTGCCGCCGGTGTCTCTCGTTTTCGATGCCAAATCAAGTTTTAAGAGACCATGAAGAGGGGAGGGGATTATGAAAACCCAGCATTTACGGGCATTATAAGCGATTCTATGTTTTCTGCATTATGACCACTCCCCTGCCGTCTTTATGGCCGGGGGAGTGCTTTATACACAGATACTGACCTTGTAAAATCCCGTGAAAAACTCATACTGAAGGCAATGGATTTCTCGCACCTCCGCGCGTTGGAAAGACCCCTCGACGAACGGGATATTTTACTCGGTGGAGTTGTCGCGCCTGCTACGATTCCCGCGACATTTCTGCCGGACAATACCTGGCTCCAGCGTAACTTCCAAGGCAAGACATTCTTCTGTGGCGAACACGCTGGTAGTCACCTGAAGGCGATCCTCGATAACGCGCAGTGCCAGGCCAACACGCGCAAATCCCCTCGCTATGGCGCAATCAAACTGAAAGACCCGAAATCGCCCGTGCACGACGGCTATGCGATCGATGCCGGAACCGACATGCGGGCCATCTTCAAATGGCTCCAGAAAGTCGGTGCTGATGATTATGAGCCGCTTGAGAATGATGTTACGCTTCCCCACCCGCAATATTGTGATCCGTCCGTCGTTACTCCTGCGATGGACTCGAACGCGGCACAAAGTAAGATCGCATCCTATGGTTTTGGCAATACGGATTTCGCCTCATTGCAGCAACTCATCTTCCAAAACAAGGCAGTCTTACTTCTCATCAAATGTGATGATGGGTTCTTTGGCACGGCGACGCCGACATTCACGACAACGAAGTACGGCCATTTTCTCGTGGCGGACGGCTACGATGCCAACAACCTGCGTGTCATTGATTCGGCCGAGCCGAACCCGGCATTTGCCGTGAAGATGATCCATAAGCAGTACATCACGCCCGTCTTCATCATCGAAAGTGGAACGGCCGTTGATCTTGCGGTCGTCCAGCAAGCGGTAGCACAGGTCGTCACACAGGCATCATCCATCGTGACGCAGATCAATAACAGTCCCGACATGCCTCATACCCAAAAGCTTTCGCTGCTCCAGGAGCTTGCCGAAGGCTTGGCGGCTGTTGAGGCATTTTTCCAACAAAGGTCGTAAACCAATCACAAATCAAGTGAACTTTTCACTCATCAAATCGCCAGTGTTTTGGAGCAACACCGTCACCGTCGCCTATTTCTTTTTCGGCGCGATCCTACAGGTCTATCCCAACGTCACATGGATTAGTTCAGTGGTCGTTGCATTGAACTTCATCCTCACGCAGTATTTCCATAAGAGCGCCGTCTTGGCCGCCGCATCAGCTCCTCAACAGTAAGCGTCTTCGCGTCCACCTGAGAAACACGCAGGGCTTTTCGACCCCCTGGCCAGCCTCTTAGGTGGTCGCGAGCATACTTTTGCTCGAACCACGGGGGCGCACGGGCTACCGCCCTTCATCGCAAGATGACGCCTCCGCCATCTGAAACTTGAAAACTGAATAGGAGAATTATGGAGAGCACGTTTATCGCCGGTAGCGATACGAACGGCAAACTCACGCGGCAGGAACTTGCTTTAGTCCCTTCACCGCAATCCACGACAACCCACCAGGTCATTCCGCACATCGAGATTGTCGATGCCTTGCAGGAACAGCTTGGATTCCGCCATATCGCCGTCACCGGGGAGGAGTACGCCGTTACGAAAGACGGCTTGGACTTCTTTGGTTGCATGACGCTCGACCAGGGGTACGACGGCCATTCCTTCGCGCTTGCCGTGAGGAATAGCCACGCGAAAAGATTTCGACTTTCAATAGTCGTGGGCGTGCGAATTTTCTGTTGTTCGAACCTCGCCTTTTCCGGCGACTTCGATGTTGTGCTCGCGAAGCACTCAAAGAACTTCCGTCTCAAAGACGCTATCTCAATCGGCATCGACGAAGCCCAGCGCGGTTTTGCACCGATGCAAGCCCGCGTCGAACGCTGGCAATCCATCCAGATGACGGACGACGAAGCGCGGCTACACATCTTCCGCGCATTCATCGAAGACCAGCTCCAAGCGCCGAAGCATCTCGCCAAGGAAGTTTGGAAGAACTGGCTCACACCCGAGCATCAGGAGTTCCTGCCACGCACGGCCTACTCGCTGAACAACGCCTTTACGTCGTCATTCAAGCTCTTGGAGCCAGTGCCGAAATACAAGGCGACCGCAGACCTCGGCAGGTTCTTTGCGAGTAACTGATATGCGATTCAGCCCGAACCAACGGAGAAACCGACTATGTCACTTGCGATACCGACCGCCCCTTGCGCCCATTGCCACATCCACACGCCGATTGCGAAAGTCGCGTGTGTGCACTGCAACAAACCGCGTTGCGCGACCATTTCGGACCGTCAACCTTCGAAGAGGGAGGTGATCCATCGTTCTTCCCTGAAGACTTGCTAATCCCCGCGGCTGATATGCCGAAAGAGGGAACGCCTCGCGCCGTTCAAGGTTCTTTGGAACTACGGCGCTTTCTTTTTGGTGTAAAATGTGCGCCATGAGTACGGGAAAGAAGTGGCTGATCGTCGGCGGCGCGGCGCTCTCGTTATGGTTTGTTATCCTCATGTCGGAGCCCTCAGCGACTTCGCAAAAACGACAAGCGCGAGATCCCTACCAGCCCACACTTCCTAAGCTCTCACGGATGACCACGCATGAAGCAGACCCCCATATCTGCCAAAAACCAGACGATGCTTTCTGGCCGTACCAGAATCCCGTAGCTGGCGGTTCCGACCAGCATAGCGCCCCGAAATTTCTCTTTGACGCCTCCCATGCCGACGAGAAGATTAACTGGGCGAACGGCTTTAAGGGCGTCGTTCCCGTTTGCTTCATGGTGGATGAGCATGGCAACTCCGCCAACATAACCTTTTTCCAAAGCCCCGGAAAAGAGCTAGAAGAACGTATCACCGCGCAGATAAAGGCATGGCGATATAAACCCGGCATGCTAAAGCATGGATGGAGCGATGAGAACCCCCAGCCAATCAAAGTCCAGCTTGCCTTCGATTTTGTGTTTGAGTAGGCTGTGCAAAACTCCTTGCATATCCCTTCATTACATAAGGATATTTGAAACTGCCCTACGAGGGGCATTTTTATTAGGGTTGCAGGTTACACTTTCACTTTTTGTGCACTATTTGACAAGATACTCTCACCTGCCTTAGGATTACCTTGTAATGAACAAAGGTAATTCTTTCAACATCTCGGAGATAAAAAAGGCAATCCGCGACCTCACAGAGGAAAAGCGCCAGATCGATAAAAAGATATCCGCATTTCAAGGATTGCTGGATGCTTTTAAGGTTGATAATGGCGTGTCGAAGCAATCGGCTCGCGGCGGTGTTGACATACGGCCATTCATCAAGGCCATTTTCCAACGGAACAGCAATCAGCCACTTCAGCTCAAAGATATCGGAGAGGAAGTGGGAAAGCTCGCGCCAGAAGTATCGGCAGAGGTCATCCGAAAGAAGCTAGTATACGCTATCCGACCAAGTGTCGGGTTATTAGAGAAAGCGGAGTACGGAAAGTATCGGTTGGCCAATGCAACTGATACGAGTTAGTTCCTCGACGGGAGCCACTACGAGGACGAGTTATGGCACAGCATATCTCGAAGTGGTGGTTCCCGTCGGGGAGCTAGAGTCATGGACTCAATCTTATGCCCTTCTAGTTTAACGGATAGAACACCCGCCTACTAAGCTTGGAAATTCCAGTCCGAATCTGGAGGAGGGCACAAGATTGAACCCATGATGACGAACGACGGCTATTTTAGCACGTCGTTTTATTTTGGTCAATGACAATAATATAATACATTCTTTATCGACCTTTTCCCTGTATAATGTAATTATAGCATGTCAGTACCAACGTCAACCCCGCCAGAAAGTCAACAATTTCAAGCTATCCTGAAGCGTGCATCAGCGCATCGAGCAGGGAAGAAAACCGCTCGCTGTCGTTGTGCCGATTGTTGTAATGGAAAACAAAGCCATCCAGATACCCCTGAAGATGCTTCTTCGAAACAACCTTATGAGTCCCAGTAATCGATCGCTTCACATGGCTCCAAAAAGTTTCGAGCGTGTTGACGTGATTGCGGCCTAGGACATATTGCTTCTTGCTATGGTTAACGGCAAAGCGGACATAACCCGCCTTCCGATAATTCGGGCTTTTATCGGTCATTAAAGTAGCCGTCGGACTTACGTTCTCTTTCAAGAATCGATGCACCCCAAAAGCAGTCGCTCCGGTATTGTCTACCTTTGCTCGCATTCTTCCGCCACGTTCGACTGCTCCCAGCACGATTGATTTAGCGGCTATCGCTTTACCCTGATCTTTATTATTCTCACCGCTCCGATACCGTCCGCCAATATATGCCTGATCCGTTTCTACGATACCATCGAGCATATCAGTATCTTGCGGCAACGCTTCACGGATAAGCTTGAGCATTCTCCACGCTGTCTTATAGGTAACACCAAGCAATCTTTGGAGTTGTTTTGCCGATAGCCCGCTTTTTGCAGTTGAAAAATAGAAGATGGCCAAAAACCATAAGGTGAGGGGAGTGTCGGACTTATGGAATATCGTTCCTGCGGTGGGTGCAATCTGAAAACGGCACTTCGAACACTGGTACTGCCGCCGTCCTTTAAGCGGGGCGTACTGGCCACCGCACGAGCATTTATAGCTATGGTTCGCGTCGAATATGACCTTTAGGCACTGGCCTTCAGTAGCGAAGTCATTACGGAACTGAAGCAATCCGTATTTATTGTTTTTGACCATATTCTAAGCATACTCCCCTTAATTATGTTGTCAAGGGATAGGTGTGCAAAACTCTCCTATGCAAACGTCCCCAAACTTGCCATGCTTTATGGGGGCGGTACACAACTCAATACTTTCGACCAGCCGTCGATCATTCAACCAAAATCTCTTTCCATATCTCCGCCGGACTGCCGTCCCCTTGTCCGGCACTTTTCACAAACTAACCATCCCGTTGATGCGGGATAAAGCAAACTGCTTGGCCGTCGCAAGACGGCGATAATGACACAACAGCTCCAAAATGCACTTCAAGCCCTATTCTTTGTTTTAACAGCCCTCGCCGCCCAAACATCCACTTATACCGTCCAGCCCCTAAACGCCCCTGCTACCCCTCAAAACCTTCCCGCAATTATGGTTCGGGTTGCGGCCTGCGAAAGTACAGGAAACCCGAACGGTACGCCCCGGCAGTTCAATTCCGACGGAAGCCCGCTATGGGGCAATGACCCTATAACAGGAAAGCCAATCATGCGGGATGTCGGCTACTTTCAGATCAATACATATGCCCACGCGGAAGAACTAAAAGCACTTGGCTTAGATGTGGTGCATAGCGAGGCCGATAACATCGCCTACGCCATGATTCTGTATAAGCGGAATGGTTTAAAGGACTGGACAGCCAGCGAGAATTGTTGGAGAGTAACGAACGAAACAAATTGACCGTTATAGTTTGTAGGATAGGGTAGCCGTCCGGCGCTATAACGTGAGCGCCCTCGTGTGTCGGCAGACCCTTGAAACAAGGTCGAAAAAAGAAAAGCCCCACGCCGCTTGGCGACGTTCAAGGGGCTTTTCTTTGCCCTGTGCATAACTCCCTCTATGCACTTAGCTGGCGATTTTATAAACTGAAACAGTTAGTCAGCATCTGGTGACGCAGATGGTGAACAAAGATCCCGCCCGCGTCACCGAGCGGGGTTTTTGTTAGCTTCATAATCCAGCCGCGCGGCATAATAGCTTTTCTTGGAAAGGGGCAATGGTATCCATCACGCCTTAACTTGCTACACCCTTCCTGCGCGTCGCAAAAAGGGGGTAGGGGACGACTTCTTCTTAGAAGTCGGACCCGAGGAAAGGGGTTTCCACTCTTGACTTCAAAGCCACGAACTACACTCAAAAAAAATCGGCGAAAAACTTTTTTATTATGTTTGACCCACTCTTTGACGAAGAACAGGACCAGCCCAAACCCATCCCCAAGGTGGTGAAAGACATGCCCCCACTCCTCGCTGAAATCTTCACTTCCCAAAATGAGGCGTTCTATCGGCGTATGGCCGAGAAGCACGGCGGCCGGTGGCTCGATGCTTGGGAAAAGAGCGTATGGAATCCGAAGAACCGGACGACCTAGCGTCTCGGGAACTCTTTACAGCACTCCCGCTCTCTCCACCTGATGAGCGCAAATCCGGCGAATGAGATAAGAATAAATACGCCACTCCACCCGTACTGTTCCGTGTCGATGGTCAAGCTTGCAACAACCATCGGAACCGCCACCACAAGCCACTTCAGGAGTAGTACCATGCGAACCATCATAGCTCGCCCGCGTACTCAATACGTCCCAACTATTCGGAAAAGTGGACAAGCTCGCAAACGCAGCCAATCGTGTTTTCAATAACTTACATCGAATCAATACCGGGGGCAGTTTCAAGTCCCACCTTCCGCACCACGTTAAGTTATTTTAAATCAATAACTTACGAGCATAATAATTCTTGTGTCCCTGATACGTGCTAACATTCGGGAAAGGGGCTATCAGTGCTCACTCTCTACCGCCGCCACCTAACGAGCTGCGACCATAAGGACAAGGGGCGCACGTTCAAACGGTGCAAGTGTCCGATCTGGATTCAGGGAACGGTGGCTGGCCACCAGCTAAGGTATTCGCTCGACGTGACCTCGTGGGAGCGCGCCGAAGAACTCAAACTACAAATCGCCAATGGCACCCAACCCAAAGAAGAAGGGATCACGATCAATGAAGCGCTCGACAAATTCATCGTCGAAACCATCTCCCGCAATCTCAGCCCGTCCACCCTTGGGAAGTATCGACTGCTACGAGATAACCTTGCCACGTTCGGTGAGCAATATGGTATCTCTCTACTTTCCCAGTGCGACCGTGAGGCATTACAACAATTCCGATCAGGGCGTCCTCTTAGTCCTCGAACAGCTTCCAAAGAGCTCGAACGAATCCGCGCCTTCTTCAACTACTGCGTCGCAAACGAGTGGATCACCAAGAACCCAGCGAAAGCCATCAAAGCGCCGCAGATAAGGGATTGCCCAACCCTTCCTTTCACCGATCTTGAACTCTCAAAAATCTTATCGGCGGTCGATTTCAAAGCGGCGGTCTTCTTCCGTGTCCTCCTCCACTCCGGCCTTCGCATCATCGACGCGGCGTCGCTCCGGCCGGAGCGGATCGAGAACGGCAAGCTATTCCTCTATCAGCAGAAAACAGGAATCCCTGTTCGGGTTCCTCTGCCCCCTGACCTCTTAGCCGACCTCGGCAAGCTCCCACTAACCGGCGGCCACTATTTCATGGTCGGTTCCGAGAACCCGGAAACCATCTGCAAATACTACCGCGCAAAACTGCTCAAAGCCGCCATAAAGACGGGTCTGGTGAGCAAAAAGAAAGAAGGCGCCGGCAGGCAACAGTATGCCGTCCACCCCCACCGGTTCCGAGATACCTTCGCCTGTAACCTTCTCCTCAAAGGCGTGCCACTCGAAACCGTATCCATCCTGCTGGGCCACACCGACATCAAGACCACCCAGAAATCCTATTCACCATGGATTCAGGGGTTGCAGGACAATCTTGAAATCGCTGTCGCGCGGACATGGGAACAGCCGAAGTTAGTGCGCGTGAAGTAAATTTTACTATACGTGCCAAGTTTGCTATTGCGTATCTTATTTTGATTCTGGTATCTTCGGGGTAGATACACACGCCGACAAAGGTACAGAGTCCTCCGCACCTTGGTGTGGGCTTTAAAATTAAGCCGGAGGATATGGAGAGCGCAATGCTCCCCACCGAAAAGCACTACACCATCCGCCAGCTGGAGCGGCGGTGGAATATCAATTACCACACGTTACGGCGGTGGTTCCAAAATGAACCCGGCGTCATAAACGCCGCTAATGGTAAGAAGAATATTGCTTGGCGGATACCTGAATCGGTAGCCGAGCGCGTATACAACAAACACGTACTGAAGGGGAGGGCCGCATGACGGTCCTTTTTATTTTCGGCGTCGTCTGTATTGTGATCGGCTTGTTGTGGCCAAAGCCAAAGCCTATACCAATTCCACCGGAACACCATGACATCACGATCACCTGCGATCTGAAGCATGGCGGCACGCTCGACGCGTACATCCATTACGAGGCTCCACCCGGAAACCCTACCCCGCCCAGCATGGCACCGACCGTCCGACGCTGGGCTTTACGGCTCGAAAAGCCCGAAAGGTCAGAGACGCTTTACCCCAGCTTGAATCGCGAACTCAAAGAGTTCGGCGCCACCGTGACAAATATTAAGCTTCCCGACCCCAAGCCGGAGGAGGTTGCCACGCCAACGCTTGCCGACCAGCTGGTGACCAATCTATCGGCAAAGAAGGACGCGGCCGAAGCTATCGCTAAGGTTATAGGCCTTGAACGCGACCTCACCGGCAAACTTCAAAAATATGTCGGTGACCGGATAGATGACCTGTTCGATCATCCTGACCATGTTTGACAACCTTACAGACCCCGTACTATCGCATGGCGCAAAAAAAATCGCGCCGGAATGCCGCAAAACCTTGTTATCACGTGGTTTAGTGCCTTTTCGCCTCGCCGTTTCCCTAGACGGGTATCTTAGCTCTTCGTTATCTCTCCGCCACCTATCGGCGTCCGCTAAGATACCCGTCTACGGTCGCTATCGCTGAACCGGCTCGGCGTGCCTTAACCACCTTATCAACCCCGATTTCTACCGAAAGGAAACCATGTTACCAAACTATCGTTTTAACACCCACACCGACGTCATTGCCCCCGGACAAGCTGGCAAGACCAGCTTGGACATCTACGCAACCCGCCGCCATATCTTAGGCGGCAACCAGGTAGTACGTATGGCGTGGAAGGCAGATAGCTACGAAGCGAACGTCGCCTTTACCGCGATCGCAAAGCCGGAGTACAAGGTCGTGTTGCTGAACCCGTCCAAACTGGAGCCGCTCGTACCGTACAACCCCTTCCGGCTTCCCGCTGGGCGGGATCTATCGGCCCATGTGGAGAACCTGGCCAGGTCCATCGTCCAGACCGTATCCTCAGACCGTACCCGCGACCTGCCGACCTATTCCGAATCGGCCGAACCCTTTTTTGCGTACTTAGCCGTATCCGGTGAAACGCCTTTCACCGCCCGGCGCCTGTTCGATTTCACAACCGCCAAAGAGTGGTTGTATGCCGCCGAGAAAGTTCCCGAACCTTATGACAACCAGTTTCGCCGGATTGCACACCTCAAAGACCGTGAGTTCGATTTGCAGACCGGCACACTACGGCGCAGGTTGCGCCCCTTCGTCAATTCCACCGCCCTCCGCCGGTTCACCGGTTCACCGGCCGGTAAATCGGTATCCGAGTACCTGGTGTCAGGTCATTCCATCTTCTTCAATGGCGCACCATCGTCTCTACTCTCCGTAGAATCCGCCCGTATCGTGAACGGTCTCTTTATCGCCGACCTGTTGCAGTTCGGTATCGAGAACGCCACCGGCCGCACCAACCCCATTTTCGTAACCTGCGACGAGATACAGGAATTTGCGCCTGATGATTTCGCATCGGTGATTGACCTCGTGCTCGGGGCCAAGCTCCGTTTCGCCATCCTCCACCACCATGGCGACCAGCTTAACGACCGGCTGCGGATGTCGGTCGAGACGAACGCCCGCATCAAAATCCTCGGCGGCGGACTTTCGCCCGACGTCCGCAAGCACTATGCAGAGATCGCCTACGCCGCCCAGATCAACGAGCTCCATAAGAAACAGCCGCGCATCGGCTACAAGACCAATTATCTCGACGATGAGCGCATCACGACCACCGAACATCCGACCGGCGAAATATCCACTACCACCTCACCATTCCTCCGGCCGGAACCCGAAGAAGTGATTACCGGCTACGAGTTCTTTTCCCGCGAGGAAGTGGTATCGCGGTATGCCCAGAAATTCCTCGTACCCGACCGCACTTTCACTGCAATCCTCCCGAACGGCAGGGTTGAACAGTTTACGGTTCCGAGACTGGTACGGTACTTGTACGATTCCGAGGAATGTTTAAAATTTATAGAAACCCACCCCTTCCGTGAGCAAGAAGAAGCCCCCAATACAACTGAAAGGAGCACCACCGATGGCAAGCGCAAGCGTAAAGTACGTAGAAGTTTATTCAATGCCGGATGACGACAAGATATGGGCGATGTTCCGCGATTACGTTTTCGTCACGATACGGCACGCGCACCGCATCCTCGGATGCAAATTCGATTACATCACGAAGCGGCTCCGGCGTTTTCATGAGGCCAGACTCGTCGGTTGCGTCCGGCAGTCCGACTTTTCCCCATGGCTCTACTTCATCACCGAAGCGGGTGCGCGCCAGGCTGAACTCCGCGGCGTCATGAAAGTACCGTGGCGGATACAGAAAAAATCACTCATGCAGATTCCGCATGAAATCGGGATCACGGATTGCCAAGCGGATTTATCCAAAGCGTTCCCAGCCGCCGAGTTCCGCCGGTGGCGTACCGATCTCCAAAATGATTTCGACGGCGAGGTGCCGGACTTATATTTCGACCTCAAAGACGGCGTCGGCTGGTGCCCATTCGAGTACGAGCGCATGAATCCGATAACGAAACAGAAACTACTGGACTACCAGCGCGATTTCAAGCGCACCTACATCGTTGTGCAGTCCTTGCGGCGCGTCGAGAACTTGATCGAACTTATGCAGAGCAACCCTACGACCAAGCTCTGGTTCACCTACGCGGAGCTGTTCCACAAGGACGTTACAGCGCCGATCTGGTGGACGCCGGCGAACTACCAGACAAAGCAGTATTCCATTTTGAAGCCAGAAAGTTAGGATTAGTATAATCGTCGCGGCAACGCGCGGGGCAGGAAAACCCTGCACATGCCCTTTCTCCGGCCCCGAAGGGCGCACTCCCAACAGGGCCGGACACTGGGAAATGGATATTTCTATCAACATCGGCACCAAGGCGATCGGCGGTGCGCCGTACACCATCGACCCTACGAGGCACATAAATGTCATCGGTGGCTCAGGCGTAGGCAAAAGTTCCCTGCTTGAAAATATATTTGTATCTTTCGTGAAGCAGGATGGTTTCGGCGGTTTATTCCTCGACCCACACGGCGATGCCGCCGACCGGCTTCCCCTGCTCATCCCCAAAAACCGCCGACGCGACATCATCTACATCGACCCTGACGCCGAGGCCGTCCCCCAGTTCAATCCCCTCGACTTCGACGATCCCGAAGAAATCGAACTCACGATGGAAACCTGCGTTACGCTCCTCAAAGCGCTCGCCGGATCGGAGAGCGCATGGGGCAACGCCACGCCCTACAACATCAGGAACGATTTGGACGCGGTGATGGAACTCGTGTCCGATGCCACGTTACTCCATGTTTTCCGATTCCTCGTGGACGAAAAGTACCGCGATCGGCTCTTGAACGCTTCCCGAAATCCCTTCGTCAAGCTCTACCAGAAACAGCTCGGTGACACCGCCATCTTGGCGCCGGCAATCAATAAGCTGGCGAAGCTCATGCGGCCGAATATCCTATCCGTCATCGGCTGGCCGAAATCGTTGGACTTGTTGGACGCCATGAATAGCGGCAAAATTCTCATCTGCCGGTTATCGAAGGGCAGGTTGGGCGAGGAGACCGCGCAGATTTTATATTCCCTCATCGTGAGCATGGTGAGTATCGCCGCACTGAAACGCGAGAAGCAGGACATCCGGCCGCCATTCCTTATCGTCGCTGACGAAGCCCAGAACGCCATCCACGGCGGCCGATTCGGGACGTTGTTAGCAGAAGCTAGGAAGTATGGCATATCGCTCTGTACCGCGTTCCAAGGGTTCTACCAGGTTCCCTTCAAGGACGACGTTTTGACGAACGCCGCCACGCAGATCGTCTTCAACGCCTCCGGCGAGGATGCCGAGACGATGGCGAAGAACTGGAACGATCCCGACGTGCTCCCGTCGCACATCACCGGTCAGTCGCGCTACGAGTTCAAGGCGCGCAGTTTCGAGAACGACCAGCCGATCGTCCGCACCGTCATCGCCCCATCCCAGCTCAAAATACGCATCAAGAAGAAGGCCCAGCGGCACACCTTCGAGAAGGTGGTTCGACAGTCCATGATGCGCTTTGGCGTGCCAAGAAAATCAATCGAAAAACTTACTACTGAGGTTCTTTCGTAGTTTCCTGTGGTTCAGACGATCGTTTCTTGTGGCTCCATTCCAACCATCCGGCGAAAACGCCACAAGCCAGTCCAATGATGAACGCAATGAGCGTGATGTATTGTTCCCGTTCCGTCAGTATTCCGAGTTGAAACCTGCTGTACCACGGATCTGGCGTGTTGACACCAAGAAGTAGCATGGTTCTGCATTGTATCACCATAGCTCCGGCTCCGCGCTCCGCACTTTCGTGCTCCGCAGCTCCGCCTACGCTGTTGGTTGCTCGAAGCGAGCCAGCCTTTTGATATCCGTTTCGCTCACGTCCCGCTAATTATATCCTCCGCCCTCGCGAGTAAAGTGAGTACACTTGACCCGCTACGGGCTACGGATGCGGGACTTATAAGAGCGAAACGACGAGTGCCGCTCGCAAAGGTCGAAGTTGATTTCTAAATAAACATAACTATCATTATTGTCATGGATGGAACTTATTGGGGCGAAGGGTGTAAGGATCAAAACGGTGTCATTCTTAAAGTTGGTGATCAAGTTCGTTTTTTAGGCGAAGATCATAATCTCATTCTGATAAAGTGGGACGGTCAAGATCACGAGAATCATCCTAAGCGTGTGAGTATTGGCAAATCTTGCTTTTGGCTGACACCTGATACTGCTAACAATTGTATTCGGATCGCTGATGGGGTAGCTTTACAAAAGCTTCGGACTGCGATAAAGAAGGCGATGAGGCATCCGGTAGCGGGACGCCGCGCGGCCGGTAGAAAAACACTTGGACCTGCCTAAAAGAAAATCCCCGGCTCATCACCGGGGCTTTTCTTGTTGCGCCTAAAAGAACCAGCCGACGTTCCGCTTGTGTTTCACCGGCTTCGGCTGTTTGCGCCTGTCCGACACCTTCGCTTCGCGCCGCAACCTGTCCAGCTTCTTCTTTGAGCTTTCCTTTTTGCTACTGAACCACCCCATCCGTTTTCTCCTTTCTCGGCCGCCCCAGCTTATGCGTGCCGTTTTCCACCAGCTTGTAGTCGAAGCCGATAGCCTTGAGCTCGGCAAGTATCCCATCCGTCTTGCCCATCAGGTCGGTTTTGACTTTCTCGCGTGCGTCCTTCAGCGCGGTTTCCATCCTCAATAGCTCTTTTGCGTCCATACTTCTCCTTTCAAAAAACGAAGGGCATCGCTAGATGCCCTTAATGGGTTAATCAATCAGGAATGCTTTATGAACGGTATGCCGCTCATGCAGGCGTTCCCAAAGTTTCTGTGCGGCTTCATGTCCGGCCGCGTCGTTGTCCATGCAGATTCTGATGTGCTCGAACGGTTCGAGCAGTTTCTCTTGCGCCTCGGACAGTGAAGTGCCGATGAGGGCGGCGGCTTGCAGGTTGTGTTGGTAGAGCCACAAACACGCCCACGGACTCTCTACCAGATAGAGCGATTTGCCAGGTACGCACCGCTCAAGGTTGTACAAGAACGTGCGGTGCAGCCCGAGCGGCAACTTCCACTTGCTTTCACCTTCCGGCGGTTTTCCGGCGAAGCGGCCAGCATAGCCAATGAGTACCATTGAGAGTTTGTCGCCCTCACGATGCGACTCATATAGCGGGAAACAAATCCTATTTGCCATGCTTCCCTTGTCTTGGAATCCGACGCCGAACGCCTTAGCGGTTTCCACCGTAATCTTCCGCTCCGCGATAAACGGATGCATCGGATCGAGGCGGGTGAGGGCGAAGGCGAGCGGCTTGTTACTCTCCGTCGCCTCCGGCTCCGGCGTGGACGCCGTAAGATTATTTTTCAGCCGCTCGCCAACTCCCTCGCTTGGAAGTGCAAAGAGTTGGGAGATCTTGGTTGCGGCGGGAAGCGGCTTGGTGCGGTCAATACCATCCAACAGGCAAACTAAGTCGATGACATCCCCGCCCTTCGGATGGTTGCCTATTGCGCGGCACGAATCGGAATGGCAATACCACTTGTTCTTTTCGAGGCCGATACAAAAGGTTTCGTTGTCGTTTTTGTGCTTTTCCACCTGATGTGACGGGAGTGGGCACTTGCATACCAGCTCCTTGTGGCTCCGTTTCTTAACCTGCACTCTGTAGAACGCGAGAACGGAAGCGATCGGAATCAACTTAACATGGGCAAAGTCGATCTTCATAAATTAAAGGGCAAGTAGTTAGCTTGCCCCCTCCTGCTTCTTTTCGTCGCGCTTCTTGATGCAGAACCGGACGCCCGGATTGGTGACGATGTTGAACCACACCATCCCGTTATCGTTGACCCATGCCGCACCAATTCTGGTGAAGCTCATTTCCTCGCCTTCTTTCCCCTCGTACGTATGGGCGACCAAGACATCACTGTCGGGTTTTCTGCCAGCCATATCGTTTCTCCTATTCTTTTGTCAAAGACCGAAACAACTTACTACTGACCTAATCGTAAGTCCTTTTCGTGGAAGGGTAAAGAGGTTGGGGAATGATTTAGTTTCCACATTGGCACGATTTACAAAGAGGGTTATTATTAAGCCAATGGCATCACTCGCATGGTATGAAAAGAAGTACGGCAAGAAGCTAGGAAAGAAGCGATACAACGAATATCATCTTGCGTACCGCATGACCCGCCGTAAGCAATTACAGTCCTATTTCAAGAGCTATCGGGCTCGCAAAAAAGCGTCCACTACCTGTGGATAAGTGGGTTATTGCATTTATCCGACAGAAGCATATTATTAGGTTATGGGGTGAAGGCGTGCTGGTGACTTCCATCTTTCTGCCACCAGCACCGCCTCCCCGTAGTGGTTCGTTCACAGGAATGAGTGTAGGCAACTCGATTGCTTAAACCCGATGCAAGGGTAAACACACCGCCGGCGTCTAACCTAATAAGTTAGTTGGATTGCATTCAATTCGGTGAAAGTCCGAGCCACTTATTCCCGCGAGCGAATCACGCAAAGGTCGAAAACCAAAACTTAACCAATATCATGATCAATCTACTCAAGCGTTTCTCTAACTGGCTCTCATGGCATCTTGGCGGTTTAGGTGAGGATTGCATGTGGGAAATCGATGGATAATCAAATCATCCACGAGCATCGCGTCCGCATCTCACGTTCTTACTTCCGTCGGATAGCAAATCTTTTGAAGTTGGAACGGTTCGACGAAGCAGCCAACGATACCCTCTACTTCGCTTCGATTCAACGGCTCTGGGCTGTACAGGATAAGAAGACGAGTGAAGCGGCGGCAAAGGATGGATGTGCCGAACAGCGGAACAAGTTTGCGGCAAAGTAACTTGTGGGTCATCCGTTTCCAACCTTATCGGAAGCCAACCAAAAACAAAGTAACCCGTGCCTTCAACGGGCGAACGTCTGGAAAAATGCTTGAGTTAAACCGCACAGGTTCACTCGCGGGCAGAAGTAGCCAGAGGTTCCCCGTTGAAGCAAATACAAACATGGATAACAATTTACCAAAAGTGCTAATGCCGGAACTGGTGCAAGCGTGCCAGAACCGTGAGCATTGGATAGAGATGTTACTTTTCGGTGAGTGCAAAGTATGTGAGTCGCATGTGTGCGCGAATGATGAGTGGGCGACGGGCAAGTGCCTCCATCAAAGCCATGATTACGAGTTGATAGATCAAAGGCCGGCGTCGGATTCACAAAACTATCTCACCGCACATTCATGAAAAATCGATTTGAGTCATGGTGCTACATCTGCGGCGAACTGGTAGAGGAACAGCAGGGCCTTGCCGAACAAGTAGAACGGAACGCGGGAGATAGCGGCTGGGGAAAGACCAAGTGGGTCGTCCGGCATATGACCTGCAAGCCCCTGGCGCAGGAGGACAGTCAGTCGAACAAACAAAACTAAAACACAACATCAATGGCAATAGAAATCAGGAAGGCGGAGCGCGTCAAGTCAAAGCTCCGCTTGGGATTGGCAGGGCCGTCAGGGTCAGGCAAGACGATGAGCGCCCTCAAAGTGGCAAAGGGGATCGGTGGCCCAGTTTGCCTCATCGACACCGAGCGCGGGTCAGGCGACCTCTACGCGCACCTCTACGATTATTCGGTCATCACCCTTGAACCGCCGTTTAAGCCGGATATCATGATCGACGCC